ATGTCCGCAAATAGATCGGGCAAGCGCGTTAAAAAAGAACGGACGTTACGTAAAACGTCGAGCAATCTCGATGTATTATTTATTCAATTTCGCGCGATAAAGAAATCGGAGGGGCGGGCTGAGGGTACGATAGAGCAATACGAAAATAACTACGGATTCTTCATCGAATACCTCGATCGTCACAAAATAGCGCGGTCAATCAATGAAATAAACAGGGATGTAATTCGTAGATATATCGTTTACATGAAGGATGAATGGGTGAAATTCGAGGACCACGCATTTAAGAAAGAGCGACATATGACAAAAGGGTTGGCGCCGTCTACTATTAATACCCGACTTAAAACCTTGCGAGTGTTCTTTAAAACGCTCCACGACGAAGGGTTAATTGAGGCGAATCCTATGTACGGTATAAAGAACGTTAATGAGCCGGAAGAAGAGATCATTATATTAGATGAGGAAGAACTCCGGATATTATTTGCGGCTCCAAACCAACGTGATTACGCTGATTTTAGGGACTACGTGCTGATGAACGTATTATTGGACGGAATGATGCGTATTTCTGAAGCGTTAGGTTTGCGTACAGAAAACTTCGATTTTAAAGGGTGTTCGTTGTATATACCGGCTCCTATCGCTAAAAATAGGAAAGCGCGCACAGTTCCCATCGAGTTTGGTACAGCGAAACTTTTAAACGAGTTAATTACCGAGAATAAAGCAGATTTTGATTCTGACTATTTATTTCTCGCAAACTACGGAGAACCATTAACGCGTGATCATTTTAGAAAAAGGTTAGTAGAATACGCAAAGGAAGTCGGTATAAAGAAACGTGTACATCCGCACCTTTTCCGTCACACAGCCGCAACAATGTACTTAGAGGCCGGAGGAGATATAAGACACCTTCAGATGTTACTAGGACATAGCGATTTGCGTATGGTTATGAGATATACACATCTATCGGGGAGATCATTAACGGAACAGCACGATAAATATTCCGCAATCAATGCCGTAAGAAAAAAACTGAATAAACAACGAAAACTTAAAAGAAGATGACTCGGCCATTAGGTCGGGTTATTTTTTTTGTTTCAAATGTCCCGATTTTGATCGATCACATGCGACTGTACTTATGAAAGCGAAAATGATTCGTAAATTAGACGCAACATTATCCAATAACAACGTAAAAATCGGAGGTGATCGAATGTTACCTAAAATGAGAATAACCGGTGCGGCAGCGGAAATGTTTGTGGCTGGCGACCTAATAACGCAAGGGATGATTCCGGCGTTCCCGTCGATTGAAAATACAGCTTACGACCTTCTCGCAGAAAAAGACGGAGTAGCCTATCGCGTTCAGATTAAAAGTTCTTCGGGCGACGGCGAGAAGGTAAAGTTCGAGCTAACTAGACCGAGCGCTTCAAATCGATATTATGATAAGTCCGACTTCGACATACTCGCACTTTACGACTTTAATAGTAAGCAGATCGCATATCTATCGTGGGTTACGTTGCCTCATAAAAGGAGCATTACGCTTAGATACGTAGATACGGTCACGAAGAATGCTTTCGTTGCGGGAAACGGTCGGCTGTTCTTTAACGACTTCCCAACGTTTCCTAACGAAGTAAAGACGGGCGAGGTGGTAGCGTGACAAACGAACACCAACGGCTCGTCTCCGTAGAAACTCAGTCGGAATATAACTTAACGTCCGGAAAGTCTGAAACGCGTATCTTCGTTAAGATGTACGTCGATGCCGTCAAGAAAGGCTTGATCGCGGATATCGGACCGGAACGTTGGCAGACGCTTTGCGTACTATCATCGTTTATGAACGCAAACGGCGAATGCTACCCGACGCAGGATCAAATCGGGGAAGCGCTAAATTTAAGCCGAGTTGCGGCAAATAAGCGGATACAATCGCTATGTGAATACCGATGGCAGGGGCGCCCTCTTGTCGTTAAGAAACAAGGTCGCGAAGGAAAGACTCAGCGGTGGGAGAACGCTCGCTATACGATACTTCCGATTAGTCAGCTCGCAATATTTGACGGAGATACGGAAGAGTTATAAACGCCGTGTATCGTCTACCCATATACGGCTGACCCGTACACGGCTCGGCTTTACACTAACTAGAACCATCTTTTAACTAGAGCCATTAATAACTAGATAAATAATAGCGCTCAATTAAAATCTTTCGCGCAAATAATTACTTTAAAAGATATATCTATCGCGATAAAAGGATATTTGCAAAGAGTGAGCGTAAGCGAACGAATTGCTACGTTTTTAAATAAAACGAAAGTAGGTGCGTTATGTTTACGAAATATGAACTCGCTATGATCTACGAAGCTTTGCTCGAATTAAAACCCGACGCACAGGATCTTATCGGTAAGATATGCCGACTTATACTGATTAACTAACGAAAAGGAGTGATCGTATGAAATACGTAGTATTAAAGCAATCCGAAATAGACCTATACGCAACAGACGAACAAAAGCGTCATTTATACGACCTACAAGTCGAGATTATGCTTAACAGGACGATTCAAGGGAAACGGCCGGTAAATGATTACGTAGTTATTAATCGCGATGAGCCATATTTTCCGGACGTAATGCAAATAGTCGAAGCTAACGAAAAGGAGTCCGATAATCATGTCGATTAATATTCCGATCTCACCCGACTACCTACTTACATCCGACGCCCACAACATCATCGTAAATGAACGCTATTTCACCGATCCGACTAAAGCGCCAGGCTGGGCGAAGAAATTGGCGGAGAACCCTGACGCCGACCCGACACCTGTCGAGCGCTGGCGAGAAGTTTCGTATCACCCTACGATTGATCGCGCCATCTGGGACGTCATGAACCGGCAGATCAAAACATCGGATGCGACGTCTTTGGCGGAGATTGCGCAAATGGTACAGGAATTTCGCACGGAATTAGCGGCGGCACTGACGATCGAGGGCGCTAATACTGCCGACAAATAAAACGGCTGGGAGGCGGTTAAATCGTGACTAAAACGAAGGATCACGAAATCGCAGAATTACGTCAGGCAATGGCGGCACTTATTGCGGAGAATGAACGGATGGTGCGCGCCTTAAGAGTAATCGAAGAAAAGTCGGATTCACCCGTACGAAAAAACGTTGATGACGTTCCGATAACGGTTCTATACGAAATTAAGGGTATCCAAACTTCTCAGGGAAAACGCTGTAAATAATTAACAAGTGAGATTAGTAGTTTCGTCAACTTTCATAGGGAATCTTCGGCAAGAGATTCTGTATGACACTGTATGAATATTCATGGTAGGCAGATGAATGTTTATACGAAAAATAATGTAAATATTCGGAGGTATTAGATGGGAAAGGATTTATTAGGGAGTCTGGAGTTAGGCCGCATTTACCAAATGGACTGTTTAGATGGTATGAAGTTGCTACCTGACAACAGTGTAAATATGATTCTATGTGACTTACCATATGGAACAACTAAAAATGAATGGGACTCTATTATTCCTTTAGACCTACTATGGGAGCAGTACAAAAGGATTATAAAAGGGAATGGAGCTATCATTCTTTTTGGAAGCCAACCTTTCACTACAGATTTAATAAATAGTAATCGAAATAATTTTAGGTATGAAATTGTGTGGGAGAAATCAATCGGATATAATCCTTTACTCTGTAAGAAACAACCTCTTAAAACGCACGAAAACATTCTTGTATTTTATAAAGATTTAAGTGAAGTGAAACATTCCGTTATTAATTATAAAGAATTAAGGGATTATTTCAAAGAACTCCACAACCAAATAGGGCACACCAAGAAGACTATTATTGAGCGAGTAGGACAGTCCGCAGACCACTGTTTTAGATATAACAGCTCTCAATGGAGTTTACCGACCAAAGAAACTTATGAAAAGATACAGTCTGAATTTGGTCTTGCAATGATTTCATACGAAGAATTAAAACGCCAGTACGATTATGAAACAGAAGAATTAAATAAGTTCACATATAATCCTCAAATGTCAAAAGGAAAATTACGAGACAAGAAACCTGGTATGCGTGGTAATAAAGAAGATGATAACTGGGGCGGTGCTTTAAAAGAAATTAATGGCATAGAAAATATTAACGATGAGTATTACCCAAGAAGCGTAGTGTATTTTTCTAACGCTAATCAGCGTGGCAGAGCAATATGGGGTGACTGATACAACGGTTAAGAAAGCATTCTGGCAACATGTAGAAGGGCTTTATAGTGACAGAGTGTTAATCGCACCGAGGGTTTTAGGAATAGACGAGGTTTACTTGCATGCAAAGGAGGCGCTAAAATGAAGCCGGAAATCACGAAAGAGCAGGCGGAAATTTTGCGGGATTATTACGAGCTTATTTGGGAGTCCATAGAAAGATCGGAGACGGATAGTCTAGGGAGAAGTTCTCTTGAGGGAGTCGTTTGGGGAATTCATTCGACCCTTAACCATCTCGGCGTCAAAATCGAAGGGGTGAATGCGTAATGACTAAAGACGAACTTGAAGCGATCCGTCAGCGTGCCGAAGCGGCTACGGAAGGAGAATGGTGCGAGGGGTATAATCACTACGTTCTAGTCGACAATTTCAAGGGGAGTTATCAAACATTCGGCGTTGCAAGATGCGCGCGAAAAGAAGATACGGAGTTCATCGCGCACGCTCGTCAAGATATCCCGGCTTTGCTCGGTCGCATTGCGGCGTTGCTAGAAAAAATTTCCCTCTACGAAGCCTATGCACAAGATTACGATTATTACGCAATTCTTAACGAGATGGAGGGCGAAAATGTCGACGACAAATAAACCCATCGAAAAATGGACGGCACGCGACTTCATCGTCTATCTGCACGAACGCCATCTCGAAGTCTACGGCATCAAATACGTCGCCAATAATCGCGGCATGGAAGCGCGGAACCTAAAGACGATGATCATTGAGCATGGGGCGGCTATCGTACGGAACTTTATCGACGCATGCTTTGCGGCTAAGAAGCCGACGGCTCAGTGGCCCGGCTGCAACTTCGGCTTTATGTTTTCGTATATGCGAGACCGACACCTGCCGCCGTTACTCGTAAAGCAAAAGACGGCTAAGCAGTCGGAAGAAGACGATAAAAGGGCGGCTGCACAGTCGCAAATAAACTACGGGGAGTTGTTTTAGTATGACGTGCAGACTTTGCGAAGAACGCGGAAAGACGTGGATGGGCGATGATCCGGTATGTGCGTTTAAAAACGGGACTTTCTCGGAGGACAATTGGGCGTGCGCGACTATGAGTAAATTACGGGAGATAGCGCATGAGCATAGCGTCGTTACTCGTTGTGATATGTCGGCAGGAACATTCGGATATGTTCGAGTTGATAACGATTATGCTCCGGAAACTTACGAAGGTACAGGCGGCTATATTGCGATGGCTTGGTATAAGCACCGTGGACGCGTCGGAAATGCCGTTTTCATGACCGACGAAGCAACGATGCCCCTTACGATTGAACACGCAGAAATCGCGATTAAAACATACGAAAAGGAGCTGGAACATTATGACGAAATATAAGACGGAGAAACGTAATGCAGAAGTAGGCGAGCGTATTTTGATTACAGAAGACGGATTCTCATTGGGATACTATAAGAACGGCGATGTGTTTACCGTAAGTAGTACAGCTAATAAAGGCGTCACAGGCGAAGATGATTGTTTTATTTTGCATCGCGAATACGAAGTCATCGTCGGAGAACATACGCCAGCCCCGAACCTAGACGAAATGGACTACGACGAATTAGTTGCGCTAGTCGAGGACGCAATGAAGGCGCTGAGAACACGTTCATATAAACTAGGCTACGATCAAGGACGTTTTGATGCGGAAATCGAGGCGCCGAAGTCCGATCAGCAGAAACGGGATGAGATCGTTGAGAAGGCGAGGGAAGACGTAGAACATTTGGTCAGACGATACTTCACAGCTAGAACCGAGTTTATCGTCAATACAGACAAAAGAACCGTTGTTGCTTTACGAAAGTCGTATGGATTCGATCGCGTCCTTTATAAAGGAATCGCCAAATGCGCCCCGAACGACTGCTTCAACGCACACATTGGAAAGGCTATTGCGGTAAGACGTGCGTTAGGACTAGAAGTGCCTGCGGAGTACCTTAACGTGCCGCAGCCGACAGAAGTACGTGCGGGTGACGTTGTAAGAGGGCGAACGGCATATAGTATGCAAACGTACGAAGATGCGGTTAGAAAAATTGCAGGCGGTAAATACGAGTACGCTTCGGGAGGTTACGATTACGTAGATAAAGTTAACCTTGTAGTTATCGACGATTCAAGGACGGAGGTAAACGGATGATTGACGCGGATAAGTGGGCTAACTCTGGGAAGTATGTCCGCGAGACTGTAAAAGTGCGATGTCCTCATTGCGGATTTAGCGAAAGATTTCCGAAAGAGTCCGTACCAAAGCAGATTAATTGCGAAGGTTGTTATCGGGAATTTAACGCAAAGGAGGCGCTTAGTTGACGCTTCATCGATTGCTTAAAACGCATACTTTCAAGAACTATAGCGGATACGATTTCACTCGAGACGGAATGTTCCCTAAGCCTCGCGTTAAAGGCGAAGATAAAAAGATGCGCTCAAAACACGAACGAACTTTACGTAAACGAATTGACCGAAAGGAGGCGGCTATGAATGACGAATGAATCGCGATGCCTACTCGCAAGCAAATGCGCCCAGGCCGGCGGCGTTAATTGTACGAAGCACTGCGAACTATACCTCGGCTTGCACGGCTTAGATGGCGGAGGCGGTCGGTCGGGGGCGGCTGGATTGGCGGAAGACTATCGCCTAGTGACGCTTAAGAACTCGCCGGCGCGCGCCGATCAACCCGGAGCTTATAAGGCGGTCGATGCATATGCGCAGACATTCGATCGGCAATTTGACGCTGAAGCTGAACGATTTAAATCGGTTTATCTCTATAGTATGTCGCCAGGTACCGGGAAAACTACGACGGCATCGGCTCTTCTAAACGAATATCTAACGGTTCATTACATCGGCGCCTTGAAGCGCGGCATACAACCCGACCAGCGTCCGGCTTATTTTCTCGATGTTAATGCGTGGCAAAACGAATACAACGAGTTTAATAGACCGCGAGTTCCGGACGCAATCGCAGAGCCGGCAGCCAAACGATATTATGCCGCGCTAGAAGCAGCAAAACGGGCGCCATTCGCTGTCCTAGATGATATAGGCGTACGAGACGCAACGGACGGATTTCGCGGCGATTTACACACGATAATTAACCACCGAGTGACGAACCGGATGCCGACCGTTTATACGTCGAATATAAAAATGGCAGATCTGCCGGAAGTATTCGGAGAAGGACGACTGGCGGACCGTATTGCCGACCAGTGCAGAGAAATCGTCTTCACAGGCGGATCAAAAAGGAGGCGGCTGTAAATGAGCGGACTATCATTGACGGAAATTCAGTACTTACGGGACCTACTCGTTGCGGATTCGTTGGCTAACGGAGAGGGCGCAGCCAAACTTGCCATTTTCGATAAACTTGATGCGCTTGAATTTGCGGACCATACGCCGGCCTATAAAACTGGCGACCTAGTTTCGGTCGAAGGCTATAAAGGACGCGTCTTCTACATTGATTGCGCCCGATACATCGAGGAAACGTCGAAAGAGGCCGTCTTTAACTTTATTGAATATGACTTATACGACGCGATCAACGGCGAATGGCTGGAGGCGTTCGAGGCGGACATGACGTTATTAGCTAACGCGCTTGTAGCGGAGGATTACTTGGCAGACTTCAACCTCGAAGACTATCCGCCGGCTAGAAGTACCGTTTATCTAATAAACTACGAAACGGAGGCGGATGATATGGCGGCAAAAGAACAGCCGAAAACACCGAGACAGCTCAGCGCGATTGAGGCGGAAAAGCGTAAGCAAGAGCGTAAGGATGCGGCGGCACAAACCGATAACTTGCTCGATATTTACAACTGGAACAAGGCGCAGTATGTCAAGACGGGTGACTTAGCGTTTAAGGCGAAGATGGACGAAGTAATGACGCAATTGGCTGTCGAGGGAGCTGATCGCCGATGAGCTTCGGAACCAGCCTTTTATCGAAAGTAATCGAAACGAACGACCCGTCGGCTTTATTGCGCTACGGCTTGACTCGCAAGGATTTCCAAACGGATGGCGAACGGGCAGCCTTCGAATATATCAGCGCCTACGCGGAAAAGAATGGAAACCAAGCGCCGACAGCCGAGATGGTAGCGACTGAAGTGCCGACATTCCAGCCGGAATTCAGCATCGAGGCAACGTTCGAGTACCTGGCGCAGAAGGCGAAAGAAACGGCTGCGTTAAACGACTTTACCGAAATATTCAACGATAAGTACGGCGCCAACGGAGTCAAAAAAGCCGATTCGGAATTTATTCAGCGATTCAACCGAGCACAGGACGGAGGTAATCCACAGGAATTTTTTGATTGGTTGACCGAAGTCGCGGAACGGAGTAAAATAAGAACAAGCGTTCGTAAATCGGTGGGAACAAACGTCGTGACAGACGTCGATAAGTTCCGAGCCGAATACGAAAAACGCAAGGCTGGCGAGTCTTTCCGCATATGGAATAGCAAGTTTCCGGCGCTTAACAAAGCGATCGGCGGATACGTCAGCTCGAACATGTATGTCGTGTACGGAAAGTCAGGGCGCGGCAAGTCAGCGATCACACTCGAAGAAGTCATTAATTGCGCAATTCAAGGCGCTAACGTACTTATATGGTCGATGGAGATGGGATGGTTTGAGGTCCTCGTGCGTATCTACGTATCACTTTCCGGAGATCAAGGCGTTGCTTTAACCGAAATCGATGGCCAGCAAATGGAAGCCGGCTTTGATTCGAGGGACGTCCGCCAAGGCAAGTTATCGGAAGAGTTCGAGGCTGGCTTTATGGAATTCATCGCGACGTTAAATACGATTATTGCCGGGTCCATTACGGTTCGTGCCGTAGACGACAAAGACTTCGATTCTCGTTCTCTGCGCGATCTCAAAGCGGATATTGAACAAACGAAGGCAGACGTTGTTATGATCGATCCGTTCTATTACCTCGATTACGAATCGAACTCGAATAAAACGACAGGCGGTGCTGCAGCCGATACGTCCAAAAAGATGCGCCGTTTAGCCGGAACAATGGACGTTGTCATTTTCGCCATTACACAAGCCGGAGAAGATGACACGACTGAGGACGACTTAGGCAATCGCGAGATCAAGTTGCCGAAGCGTAAAGACGTCAAGAAAACATCGTCCTTACTAGAAGATGCTGCGGTATTAATTCCGGTTGATACGAACGCAAGAGAAGGACGCGGGTTAATTGGCGTAAATAAGGGGCGCGATGGGGGCGAAGATGAAGTCGTAGAGATCGTTTATTTGCCACAAGTCGGCTTAATTAAACAAGTAGCGGCTGAGGAAACGGATTTAGCGGCTTTCGGGTTCTAAAAACTGGAATCCTTACCATGAATTACACTGCAAAATTCTGAATATTTTCGACAAATTACGACTACAATGTCGATTGGTTTAGTGTAATATAACGAAAGGGGCTCGTATACACATGTCGATCATTACGATCAATGGCGTTCCTACGGACGTCGACATACGCGAAGAATTAGAGCGATTCGAATGGGATAGGCCGACTTGGCATTCTGACCGTTTAACGGCGGCAAGTCCTTTTCGCGACGATCGGACTCCTAGTTTTTACGTTTACTACGAAGACACTTCGACCGCAAAAGCCGGCTATTTCGGAGACAGCGGCACAGGCGAACGTGGCGGCTTTATTAAATTACTTGCGTTCCTACGAGAAGAAACCGAGGGAGAGACGTCTTATTACCTCGCCGAGACTTATGGTACTGGTGAAGGTGAAACGCGCTTGAAACTCCGTGTTCCACGTTTGAAAATCGTTGAGCCTAGACGTCCATTAGCCGAGACTTTACTGGACGGCGTCAAGATCGGCCCTAATGCTTACTTAACTAATCGCGGCATAAGCGAAGAAATCCAGCGCAAAGCAGGCGTAGGCATGGTCGGACAAACGGTAGTGATACCGTGGCGGTTGCCTAATAAGCGACTGGCAAACATAAAATACCGATCGACCCGTAATAAAGCTTTTTGGTACGCTAAAGGAGGCTGGCCTATACGCGAGTTAATTTACGGCATAGAAACCGTTTATGCGGATCGCGCCAAAGTAGCGGTTCTAGCCGAGGCTGAAATCGATGCGCTTTCGTGGCGTACGGCAGGCTTTTGCGGCATTGCGACAGGCGGCAGTAAATTTTCCGACCAAAAGGCGGACATAATTGCGCAGTCACCGATCGAATATTTAATAGTAGTATCTGACAACGATGAAGCCGGTGAGAAATTGCGGAAGGAGGTCGAGCTAAAGATGCGCGGCAAAGTCAGGCTTGCGCACGGTTATATAACGAAAGGGTACAAAGATGCGAATGAATTATGGATAGCGGAAGGTGAGGACGCTCTTAAGCGAGTTGTTGATCGTGCGGAGGCGGTAAGTATTAATGTAAGGTTCGGGAATATCCGAACTTTCGGTCGGCGGAGGTTGTCTTAACCCTCCGTGTTGCTACCGGATAAAGGACGCCAATTATATAAGGCTTCGACCGGGCAGTCGAGGCAGCGCGCAATAGAATACGCCATTTCAACGTTAGGGACGTTTCTAAGCGCTATATAATCGGAAAGCTGCGTTTTTGAGATTCCGACCATTTCTGCGAGTTGTATAAGCGTATAACCGCGTTTATAACACAGCTCCTTTATCCGGCAATCGACGACCGAATACTGCGAGATAAACACCTCCGCAAAGCAAAATGCGTGCTTTACGAAGGAAATTATACCACATAACCGCGCTGATTCCATCGTCATTCGGGCGGATTTGGAAGAATACGGACAACCTTTTCGATAGGCACGTCCAATTCGAGGCAAATACGTTCTATTACACGGAACTCTAGGTTAGCGCCGTTCATCGCAGGCTCTTTCGTAATTTTAGCCTGAGTAGACGACGACATAAAATTACGCAAATAACTTTTGGATTTACCTTGCTCTTTCAAAGTGTCAAAGAGCGGAGAGAAATCAACCAATTCAGACACCTCCAATAATTTATGGAAAATATTAAAAATATATGTTTACGTACGCGAACATATATAGTATACTTCAATTATACTCAACTTATATAAAAAGACAAGGAACAATGAAGGGGGTCAGAGCTTTTGGAATCGATTAGACGAGAATTATGTAGTTTGATTGAAGATAGTGATTTGAAGTATAAAGAGATCGCAAAAATCATTCGAGCAGATAAATCAACCATGACACACTTCCGGAACAATGGGACAATTAGTTTTAGGTCACTTGTAATCCTCGCACATTTCCTATTTCCGAATAACTCCAATAAAAAAATTACCGAATGGTGTTTGTCGATTCAAAAGACTGATAATAATGATTACTTAAAACAAATGATGGAGTACGCAGCAGTCACAAGGAATACAGATTTATTAACAGAACTAATCAATACTCATGCGAAGACTTTCGGTCTACAAGATCATGTGCAGATTTACCGAACTATATTGAAGTATATCAATGCGGAAATTAGTATCGACAGTATGATAGAGGAAATGAGCTTCTTCTCAAAAAGTAGGCATAAAGAATTGCGAATATTATCTTCTATTTATATGTGTTATGGTTATTATGGAAAAGGTGAAATTCATTCAATCCTAGACAAAGCACCTTCAATCGGCGATAGCATCAAATCGCTAGGCGACAAAAAGAAACTTTTCATTAAAGAGTGCTACGTTCATCGCTATGCTGAGTTGATGTCGCCTGTATTCTTACGATTGAATAATCTAAGTGCAGCAAAGCACTACGCAACCATAATAAAGAATGGAAACATCTCTAATAAATCAGTTTCTGACGCGAATTATATTTTAGGGATGATCGCGATGTCGAAAGGTAAGCGGGACGCTATGTCTTTGTTCGAAGAGAGTTATAAATACGCTTATAAAACAGGTGTTGAATTCGTTATCACAAACGCAAAAAACAACTTCCTTCTTGCCGAAGCGTATGTTAATAGGAAAGACTCGGATAAACTTTCGGCATTATTAGCTCAATTAAAGGAGGTGATATACGAAGAGAGAAAAGACGACTTTTACATATACCTCGAAAAATATAAAACAGGTAGTGTCGAAGGGTTATTCGAATGCCATCGTCAATTCCTTTTCAATTCAGACTTTTTCTTTTCAGCGTTGGTAATGAGAGATTTCAAAGACGCTGGGGTACCTACGTACCTAATTGATACATTTTCAAACTACAACTACACGAAAAAGGGGATGCTTTATTTTGAAGAAGATTTTATTGAGTGTTTTATTGATTTCAGTAATCGCGGTGTCAACTGTACAGCTTAACAAAGGGACAGAAGGGGCGCTAGAAGCCGATCAACCTTACAAAACAGCAGACATTCGACCAGGAGGATAACGAGGCCATTAGGCTTCTTTTTTTTTGTTTAAAAACGAACATAGTTTAAAATCAAAATGTTTATTTAGTTTTTCAACTTTCAAAAAATACATAGTTGTATTTGGTACTATATGGTCATGGAAGAAAAATTATAAAAAACTTTAAATCAAATGTCCCGATTCATACGGACCACATGCGACTGTATAAGTGTAAGGGACGGGAGGAGAAAGAACTTGGATAAACAAAAATTTAATAGGCTACAATTGGCCGCAGATTACGGAGCGATTCCGTATGTACAAAGAGAATCGCAACGAATCGCACACTTAGTTCCCGACGAAACATCGTTCGAGCAGCGGACCTTACTTTCGATAGGCTACTGGCTGGAACGATACGAAGGCAATGGTCGCGATAAGAAAGCGTTGATTCAGCGCATTATCGTAAGGGAACGGAATAAGTACTTGAAGCAAACGAAGAGAGAAGCGGCTTTATCTATAGAAGGAATGCGAGACAACGGCAATGTCTCGTGGGAACCTCACGACAGTTTGGCGACTATCGATGACGGTTTGATGGCAAAAGAAAAGATCGCTCTGTTGGCGCAGAACGATCCAAGAAAAACAATGATCTTACAGTTTTGGAGCGAAGGATGTACGAATATGGACGAAATCTCCAAGTTGTTGGCGCAACATTTAGGAGGAAATTTCGAAGCACATCGCAAGTTCATCCGCCGTTTCCGTTTACACTGCCAGCGCGAACTAACAGCATAATCACGTATCTAGGCACGAGGGCTTCGCTACGTATTTTAATGATAATCGATTGAGAATCGAATTTCAAGCGAACACCATGCGAACAACCCTCCGTCTAGTACGTTATACCTAAAATTTAAGGAGGCTAACGTACTATGAAACAACCTACAAACGATTTCCCACCCGTAGTAAACATCCAAAAATTAACGGAATTACAATACGAAGGCGCACTAAACCACGAAGATGATCCGGCTGACTTTTATCGTCCTGCGACCATTAAGGCGGTGCGCGTCGGATGAAACAATACCGAGTATCTAAGCACGCAGAAGATCGCGCCGTTGAACGATTAGGGTACGAGAGATTTAACGCTAAATCACGACTACAGCAACTTATGCAATCGGCTGTGTATGTCGGTACCCAGCAAAATGATCGAGGACAGACTTGTGAAGTACGCGATCATATTAAATCACGCACTCGTATGTTGCTGGCCGGCGACTTAATCGTGACCGTCTACCCGATGTCCGACCCGTTAGATGCGATTCCATCGGAGTCATTGCCGGAAGAGCTTAAAGACGCAATTAAACGTAAATCAAATACGATCGTCAAAAACAAAAACCGTTCATTGCGCGCGCTTAAGATCGCAATCGCGGAGAAGAACCTAGATATTGCGCATTTAAAAGTCAATCTCGCTAAGGCTAAGGCGCCGAAAACGATCGATGCGATTAACGAGAAGCTCAGCGCTGAAGAAGTTGAGTACACAGCACTTAAGTCACGCGAAGAAAAACTGGAATCCGATATCAAGGCGATTTCTAAATTCGGTGATCTCTATGTTTGACGACTTCCTAATGTATTTCGCATTCGTCGGCACCATCGCGACTATCATTATCGGCGGCATGTACTGGTCGCTTCTACGCGAAGAAAGACGGACTAAAGGCGGCGAGTGACCGCCGACGCTCGGAGAATATCGGGGCGGTCGTTAAGTAAAACTGTCGCGTCGCTATGCCGTGCGCTGGCGGCGTCTCGGGCGCAGATACCGGTGTTTTGCGAGGGTCAAACCCTAAAACAAATTAACGGAGGTAATCGGATGACAAAGTACACTAGCGGAGCTGACGCTCTAAACGCATTGAACGCAACAAATGAAGGAGGCAGCGGAGGTAATAGCGCCGAGTTTGCGAGCTTTAAGACGGGAACGGTTTATAAGGTACGCGTTATGAGTGCTTTCGATCTAATTCGCTTCTTTTCATACGGAATCTACAAGAAAGTAAATTCGTTCTCGGCGGCTAATCCGAGCACGCTAAACAAAAACGGCTTTCCTGAGTCGAATCTGACGTCATGGGATCGCGCGTGGAAGTATTATCAAGACCAAAAGAAAGCGGCAGCTGATCGAGGCGATGCCAAAGCGGAAGAAGCGGCTAAACAAGAAGCGGCTAAGTATCGCGTCAAAGAACGATATGCGCTCGGTTTTATTAACCTTGAAACAGGCCAACCGATCATCGTCGACCTTTCTAAAACGCAGGCTACGACGGTTCACGCAGTTATTAAAAAGCAGGAAAAGAAACTCGGCCGCATCGCGTTTGAACTGGAGAAGTCCGGTTCAGGTACGAACACAGTCGTTTCATTAACGCCTCTTATCGATATGGAAGAAGACTTGACGGAAGCGGAACGTAAGCATTTTGCGGACCAAGACGGTAAAGAATTCGATATGACTTTATTTGACGGCTTAATCTACGAAGCTGACGAAAAGGAAATGCTCGAAAACCTTGTCGCGGCCGGCTTTAACTTATCGCTGATTGGTGAATCGCTTGACGGCAGCGCAGCAGACGACGACGAACTACCAACCGAAGAAGACTTCGAATTTTAAGGAGGACTCGTAGATGCGAGAAATTAAAACGGAAGCGCAGACGTTAGATTTATCGAAAAAGGTCACCGTAGAAGTTTCATTGGCGGAATTGATCGTTATTTCCGCGGCACTTTTGGAGGCAGATAATGACGTAGTAAATGACAACGTCCAAACCTATTCCCCGTACGCACGGTACTCAAATCAAATTTTAGGGGAGCTTCCAAATACTCACGATCTAATGGCTAATGTAGACGATATTGCAGCCGATCACATCCCGAAGGAGGACGAATAGATGGCGCACAAGGAAGAAACGATCGGCAAATTCGCCGAACTGATCGCTCGCGCTGCCTTAATGGCGGCCGGCTGGTCAGGCGTTAGTAAGCCGGAAACCGAAGAACCGTACGATATTCTCGCGGCCGAGCCGGTTACGGGCGCATTCAAACGCATCCAGGTCAAGACGATTCGAGACCGTCGGGACAGCCGCGGCTGTTTAACGGTTAGCGGACGCAAAAACACCGGTCAGGCTTATACGAAATCTGATACGGACTATTTTATCGGCGTGCTGATTGAAGACAACGAGACTAAAGCGTATATGTTCGAATGTCGCAATATAACGGACTATTGGATGCCGCGTAAGAACGAAGGCGTCCGAGCATGGCACGAACTCAAACTTAACTTAGACCGCGGATTCTTGGCGGCATTAGAAAACGAAGCGGAGGCGGTTTGACCTTACCGGGACGGACGGCCAATCAAAGGAGGACGAAACGATGGCGGCATTAAAAGGCGTAAAGACACTCGATATGGTGGGCGGCGAGATTACGAAAGTAGCGTATGAAGGTGCGGAGTATGAACGCGTTGAGGGAGACGCGAAGGGTGGCGATCTAGTGCGCCTATCGCATGACGCTTGGTTGGACGTAACGCCTGGCGGATTTTACATCGTAAATGGAGCAAAAAATATATGGGTTCATATATTAGACGACAATAATGATCCGCACAAATGGAGTAATAAGTATTACGATCTATTCCGCAAGAAGCACGTACGCCTAAAAGTCGGTGATTATGCGAAGGTGGTCGATAGTATCGATTATCAAGACCTTGCTAAGGACGATATTGTTAAAGTCTTGGAAGATGACGGAACGCCTTGTCCGTTTTACTGCGAAGTTCTGAGAGGGGAGTGTGCGGGAGAGTACCGTTGGATGTGGGAACCCGAACTAGTTCTCGCAACCGAAGACGAAGTAGCAGCCGCCAAAGAAGCGGAAGCAAAACGCTCTATCGAAGCGAAATGGGCGAAGATCGGACGCAAAGTTGACGAGTATATGAAAGGCGATGTTGTTCATTTTAAAGACGACTACGTAGCGATCGGAGTTGTCGAGGATGTCGGTGCCGATCTTCTAGGAGTACGCATGCCAGACGAAGCCTATCAGAGTCCGTACAAGAAAAACGTAACGCTAATCATTCCGGTCGAGGCACGTTTTGACCGCAGCTAAATGCGCCGCCTGCCAAGCGCCCATTAACGAAGGCCAGTCTGCCGTTTACGACTCACTGCACGAGGTTTACTGTTGCGACGGCGACTGCTGGTCGGAGTTTTATGCAGAAAATGAGACGGTTCATGGGCGGAAGTGGACGGAGGAGGTCGATATATGAAGACAGCTATTTATATTGTCGGAGTAATTAGCGGAGCAGGAGCCACATACGCGCTGACACAAGGCAATTACGGACTTGCGTTTCATAACGGAATCAACATCGTTTTGTTCGCTTTTATAAATCGATATTACAGATAACATCGACTTTTAACGAAGAAAGGAGGACGCGACGTGGAAATCAAGCCGTTAAAACTAAACGTAAATGCGGGTAAGTCGGCGCCGGCGACCGAAGTTGCTAAACGTAAGCAAGCGGCCAAGTCAGAGGAAACGTTAGACGAAGCATTCGATCGCTTGAAGAGAACGTGTAAATTCTCCGATAAAGAACGTCGCGAATTTGAAGCGGCATGGCGAGCCCAGAAAGACGGTGAGCTAGTACGTACTAAAAATACGAAGCTGACTAAAACTGAAGCATGCGCAATCGGACGCCGTCATCTTGAAAAAGAAAACGAATCTTTGCGACACGAGCGTATGCAGGAGACGCTAAGAACGAAGCCCGATAACTATTACGTTATTACTAAAGACGAAGAACTAGCGCCTATGATCGAGCGATTACGAGCCGAAGTTCGGGCGCAGCAACTAGATCCGTGGTTCCGAAAAGTATTCGATCTATTCAACAATACGCATATTCGCGGCAAATTAGCCGAGCGCGGTATCGAAATTCCCTTGGCCGTTTCATTTACGGAATGGGATACGGAGACATCCGGTACAGATACGTTTATGGATATGTCGGGCGGCTATTCGTTTTGGCTTCCGTGTTTAAACGAAGGCTACTACGTCGCGTACGGCCATTTAACCGAAGATGAACAATGTACACGGTCAGCCGCACTCGATATTTGCCGAGTATTTATCGAAGACGCGCGGCATATCAAAGCGTTTCACAATACGCCCTTTGACTACGCGATGTTCTTGAATGACGGGCTGAAACCGAAAGGATTCCGATACGATTCGCTAGATGCCGCGCGATTAATGAACGAACATGAGCCGTCGTTTGGCCTTAAGGAATTAGATACGAAATACAAAGAACATACGGGGACGACGCACTTAGACGGATACACTTTCGAGGACCTGTTCGGAAAAGGTTCTCCGATGATTTATTCGCCTGAGATTGTCGGCATTTATGCGATAAAGGACGTTGAAAAAGGTTGGTACCTAACGCGCTGGCAGATCGACATGATGTTGAAAATAGACGATTTATACTATCCGTACTTTGAGATCCGTCAATATCTATACGAGGTTAACACGACGATCGAGCGAACTGGCTTCGTAATCGATGACGCTGAATTATTGCGCCTCAGATCGGAGTATGAACCGCAGTTACAGAAAGCGATAGATGATATTAACGAAGCATACGGAATCGATGCCGAGTTCTTACGTTCAATGTCAATGCACATAAAAGGAGATAAAATCCGAGCATGGCAAGAAAACCGCGAAAAGAAAATTGCGAAACAGAAAGATATGCTTGCGAAATGTGAGGCGGAACTACAGAAAGCGAACCCGTCAACTAAGAAATATACGCAGCTTAAGGAACGTATCCGGAAATATAAGACGGAGCCACTTGCGCCTGCTATTCCGGAGAATGCACCCGATTTCATACACGAATTCAACTTAGATTCCGACCAACACCTACAGTATTTAATCTACGATGTTCTCGGAATTGAAGATAGGACGAAAATTATCGACAAAAAGAAAACGCGCGCCGTAAGTAAGGACGTTCTCGCGCTGTATTTTAAAGAAGACGAGAGGCTAAAACCACTTGCGACATTTTCGGAACTATCTACGTTATTAGGAACGTTCATCAATCGAATTCCTAACGTTAAGGACGTAGATGGGCGTCTTCATACGCAATTACAAACTGTATCAACAGGGCGCTACAGTTCGAAAAAGTACACCGGAAAAGATAACGAGATTTACAGAAACGATATCAACGATAAGAATTTTCTCGAATACATGCGTCTATTAGTAGATGCGCCAAAGAAGACGGAAAAGGGGCGGAACATCCAAAACATCCCGTCGCGAACTGAAAGAGGCCAGCGCGTGCGAATGGCATTTAAGCCACCGGAAGGCTATACGTTCATTGGCTCAGATTTATCGTCAATTGAGCCGAGAATCCAAGCGCATAGAATGGCGACCGAATTTAACGATGAGATATTTGCGGATATGTACCGCAGGGGGCTAGATCCTTACGTTGAGTTCGCTTCTATCTTATTCGATGTCCCACGTGAAATCTGTACGGAGGACTATTACAAATCCGTAAAAGGTACCAACGATTCCGTACCGGCCTATCGTAAAGCTATGAAGCAAATGTTTCTCGCGATCGGATACGGTCAAGCATTCGATATGTTCTATAAGGGCGTTATACCGTTCGGGATCGGTAAGGATCAGGCCCGAGTTGCTTACGAGAAGTTTGACGAGATTCTACCGGGATTTAAAGGAATGGTCGAGTCTACTTTCGAGCACCTACGCAAGCATGGTTGGACTGCGACGATCTTCAAACAGAAACGACGCTTCCCAGGCTATGTCGAAAAGTACAAACGGCTTTGCCAACTGATGCGCAAATGCGGCATTACGGATAAGAACGACCCGGATCTTGGCAAGAAAACGAATAAACTGCGATGGGAAGATCGATCGGAGTTTTGGGATTTAATGCGATTTACTGGCGGATGCGAACGCGCTGCATTTAACCACACGATTCAAGGATCGGGCGCGAACATATTACAGATGTGTATGATACGCGTTTATTACGAGTGTGTTTTAGAGCGCGGCTGGGAGTTCCCATTGACGCTTCACGACGAATTGAAGACGGCTACTCCAAACGATCAACTAACGGAAGAAGCAGTCGAGCTATTTGACGATATCATGACGAATACATTTACGCTCGTACTTCCGTTAGGTTGTGACACGGTAATTGAGCCGTGTTGGATGGACGAATACAGTCCGGATGATTGGGACTTCGAGAATTGTAAACCTAAAAAAGGACGTGATTAATTGACGGTAGACAAACGAAAATTAGCGGCTCAATTACTTAGTAACGACGGTTCTTCCGAGCCATCATTTGCGCAATCAATCGCGGATGAACTCGTATCGTATCTTAACGAATGGCACTCGCTGCCTGAAACGTGGGATAACGACCTAACCGCAGATATTCACAGATGGTATTCGGAAGCGCCAAACGTATTTCCGAAGCGTCCGTATTTCTCGCCATCGGCAGCAAACGCATGCCCGAGAGAACTATACCACAAGGCACTAAACGCGAAAAAGGATGTCGAAGCCAAGCCGCCATATCAAGGACGATGGACGCGCCTGGGAACGGCAATCGGCGACATGATCCAGCGCGATATCTTATTTATGGCGAAACACTTCGGCAAGAAGACCGGCCGCGTGTGTCCGTTTGACTTCGAACGCAACGAAGACGGAACGCCGGTATTCGAGGACTTTGCCAAACGCAATCACAAGATCGAGCGCGGCGGGCAGACGTTCTACTTATACGGGACTTGCGACGGTATTCTGCGATACGTGACGGCAGATGGCGAAATCTTACGGGTCGGACTCGAAATCAAGTCGAAGCAAACAACCGCAGCAAAGACCTCGCTACATTCGATGCGAGAACCGGAGGCAAAGCACGTAGCACAATGCGTGACATACGGACCGATGTATGGCGTCGATTATTACGTCATTCTCTACGTCAACGCGTCCAAGAAGTCGTGGATCTATCCGGAAGGCGAGTTCGATAAGTCGCCGGACATCCGAGCGTTTGGTATCGAAATTAAGGCGCACGACATCGACGCGATTCTTGATAGATTTGTAGACATCCGAAATGCGGTCGATGAGGGAACGCCGCCGGCGCTTGATCTCGGAGCATGGACGTTCAACAACTATAAAACTACGATTGCTAAGTCGCTGACGGACGAGGAACTACAAACCATCCGCGAAAAAGTAGCGCAGGTTCGCAGATCGGGAATGTACGCAAGCACCAAGCAGCAGTACGCGGAAGCACTTGCGTTTATCGAGAGGGTTAGAGAAGGGGAGGCGGTTTGATGTCGTTTAAACTTATCAGAGTTCGGAGTATAGGAAATAAAGAGGTGCCTGAGTGGAAGAAAAGCTTCACGGGTGAATTATGCCGTATCGGAAACGTTCGTTTGGGTAGGCGCCTAGTAGTCGATTTTCCAAACGTAGACATGCATCTTGTCACTACCGAAATAGACGCATACAACTCCGACTGGAGGGAGAGTAACAGTTTAATCGTGCAAACCCAAAATACAGTTTACGTGTTCTCGAAGGAGGCGGTTTGATGACGGTAGATGACGTTCAGAAACGCGTTGAGGCTATCCGACAAGCAGCCTTCGATGACGAGACGGCTCACGGCATGGAAGACGAATTGTATACGGAGGTTTTAAAGGCAATCGCAAATGGTGCAGATAACCCGGAAAAACTTGCGGCAGAGGCGTTAAAGACGGAGAAAATCGAGTTCAGTCGGTGGTATTCGTGACCGCCGCCAAGTCTATCCGCATCCTTGCGCTAGACATATCAACGAATCCAGGCTTCGCAGTCCTCGAAGTTAAGCGCCTAAAGTCAGGACCGCGTATCAATCTCATTCACGTAACGTCTGTCAGCACGTCAAGCCAATCGCCGGATAGCCATCGTTACTCTTATATCGAAGCCGCAACGACGATGGTTCTGCATGAATACGGACCGTTTGACGTAGTTGTCCGCGAACATTTCACGGGTGGTCGAAATAAGAGATCGACGCAAACAGTGTTCGGAGCATGGGCGGTCATTGATACGGCGCTTGGTAAATACGGGTACAAGGTCGACGAAGAGATACAGCCGACCGCAGTTAAGCGGGATGTGACCGGAAAAGGCAGCGCAACAAAGGACGAAGTAGAGGCGGGTGTAAGGCGCATGCTTGCGTTACCGGATGACTTTACGTTTCGTACGGATGATGAATCGGATGCGGTGGCGGTTGGGCTTTCGTATCTAGTTCGTGAAGGTGTAATTGAGAAGCCGAAAGGGGCGGGTTAGATGCGTGTAGAGATTAACGTTGCTAACGGAAGCGGTCGCAAGTGGATTGACGAACAGCACTACGTTGATATGTCGAGCTACGCAACGAAATGGACGGTCACGCTAAACTTCTCCGCGTGGAAGAAAGGCGAGGCGGCTTCGATCGGTTTCTATGACCGTAAGTACTTTTCGTGGCAGCGTATCTTTCCGCATAGATCGCCTGGAAGATTGCGAAGATACAATTACGGAGTCATGTACGGAATTTGAATCGAGAGTTAAAGAAACGCGGTCATGACCTTACTTTAGAAATGAAAATATAGGAGGCGGAATAGATGGGGATTATTGCACTGTCACTACTGGTTGCTGCAATTGTCGCGATTGTAGTGATTAAGGACACGTACGGGTATGTTGAGTTTTTCGATGTTCTACTTGGTATTTTTATGGGAATTTTAATTGGCGCCGTTGTGTTTGTATTTGCAGCTATACCATCGTTTTTTATCGAAACGGAAACAGTTGATCCGAATAAAACGGAGATTTACTCGATTAAAGATAACGCTAAGACGAGTGGAAGTTTCGTACTGGGAACCGGAACAGTTGACGAGAATCAGTATTTTTATTTCGTAGAGGGAAAAGCCGGATTTAAAACGATCAGCAAAGCGTCAGTTGAAGATTCGAAGATGAAGGAAGGTTCTTACGAAAAGCCCTACGTTCTCACTTATGACGTCCAGTATAAATCGGCTATTGCACGATTCTTCTACGGCAAGAGCACGGGTAAAAACGCGTACGAATTTTACTTACCGGAAGACACGATTACGACCGACTATAAAATCGATATGGAGTGATTCGGATGGATAAAGCGATGGCTTACATCGACAAATTGGCCGCAAAGCTCGGAGTGGCGGCGGAGCATGTTTACGGGGTGCTCGTTAAGCAGGCGGTAGCGAACGGAGTCGCAAACATACTTGCCGGAATAGGCCTCATAGCAATTGCGATTACTTACGTCCTTATCGTACTGCACTTACGCGATAGGTTTGATGTAAGCGCGTGGGCGGTCGTAGGGATTGTAGCTGTCCTCACGGTTGTGACTCCGGTGTTTGCCGGATTCCCGATACTATCCGAAGGAATCAAAGCGGTTATCAACCCGGAATACTACGCAATCAAAGAAATCCTCGACACGATCGGAGGTAAATGACGATGGAATACGGAGATATTTTCGTAGCACCAATCGCAAATTTACTCGACATGAAGCGGCGCCTTGAATCGGATTTAGGCGACCATGAATACGCACTCATGCGACTAGAACTAAAGCGTACCGAAACGGAAATCGAGCGTGACCGGACGGCGGCTAGGATTGCGGAATTAGAAGCGGAAATTGAACGGAGAGGTGGGCGCGGATGAGAAAATACGAAGATATTGAATCGGAACTTTTCGAATTATACGACTTGGTTGAGGTTACCGAAAATAAAATCGACGACTTAGAAGGCGAGCTCAACTACCTGAACGAAAAAGTCGATGCTCTCGAATCTGAATTGGCGGCAATGGATGTTGAGGCGGGTGAGGACGAATGATTACGTACGTTGCGCTTTTCAGTCTCGCAATCCTCATCATTTTTGTAGGCGGCACAAAGGCGAAGACGTTCGAAGAAATCACGACGAAAATCGCCGGCCTCGTCTTGTTGATTATTCCGACTGCGGTGCTTTTAGCGTACGCGACCGGGGTTCAGCCGTGATCATATATTTCTATTCGCTGACGGGAAACGTACGGCGGTTCATCGCAAAGACCGGACTAGGCGGCCAGGCACGCGAAGTCAAGACGGGCGAGGTCGTTGAGGAACCGTTCGTGTTGGTAACACCGACTTACGACTTCGGCCAGCCGCCCGCAACGGTAAGCGAATGGCTTAAGGATAACGGCGATTGGATGGTCGGTGTAATGGCGTCGGGAAATCGTAATTGGGGAGACGGCTTTGGCGCGGCTGCTGACGTTATTGCGACGCTTTATGACGTGCCGGTGATCGGCAAATTCGAATTAGCAGGGACGGAAGAGGACGTAAAACAATTCACGGAAAGGGTGAAGGCGCTTTGAAGCGACACATCGAGTTAAATAACGAAATTATGATTCAAAAAGACGGGCGGTTTCAATTCGAGAAAGACGAAGAGGCCGTCCGTGCTTATTTTATAGACTACGTAAATCAAAACACCGTATTTTTCCACGATTTAAAAGAAAAGCTCGACTATCTACGCGATAACGATTACTACGAGACGGAGTTCCTAGACGCTTATACATTCGAGGAAATCAAAGCGGTCTATAAAACGGCTTATGCCGCCAAGTTCCGATTCCCTTCGTTCATGAGCGCATTTAAGTTTTACAATGACTACGCGCTGAAGACGAACGATCGCAAAAAGATTCTCGAACGCTACGAAGATCGTATCGCATGCTGTGCGCTGTACTTCGGAAAAGGTGACGGGGTCAAGGCGATCGAGTTTGCGCAGCTAATGATCCGCCAAGAGTACCAGCCGGCGACTCCTACGTTCTTAAATGCTGGACGTAAACGCAGAGGCGAAATGGTATCGTGCTTCCTGCTCGAAGTAGGCGATTCTTTAAACGATATCAACATGATGAATTCGACGGTACGCCAGTTATCGAAAATCGGCGGAGGAATCTCCGTAAATCTATCAAAGACTCGCGCAAAAGGTGAATCGCTTATGGATTATGAGGGCGTGACTAGCGGAGTAGTCCCGATCATGCGAAACCTCGATCAATCATTGCGCCACATCAACCAAGCCGGACAACGGAGCGGTGCAGGCGCAGCGTATCTAAACGTATTCCACGCGGATATAAACGATTTCCTAGATACGAAGAAAATCTCGGCAGATGAAGACGTCCGAGTCAAAACGTTATCGATCGGCGTCGTTGTGCCTGATAAATTCATCGAACTAGCGCGAGAAGATCGTCCAGCCTATGTATTCTACCCGCACACGGTCTACAAAGCATACGGCGTGCATCTAGACGAAATGGATATCGGTAAAATGTACGATGAACTCGTAAATAATCCGGCAGTTCGTAAAGAACGGGTTAACCCGCGCCAGCTACTCGAAAAGATGGCGGTGCTGCGCTCCGAGTCGGGGTATCCTTATCTAATGTTTCAAGACAACGTTAACCGAGAGCATGCGCTTAATCATATCAGTCGCGTTAAATTCTCGAATCTCTGTTCAGAAATTTGTCAAGCGTCAACCGTCTCGGAATATACCGACTATGGAGAACCGGACGACATCGGCTTAGACATTTCGTGTAATCTCGGCTCTCTTAATATCGCGAATGTAATGGCGGGTGGATCAATCGAGAACGCCGTCAAATTGGCCGTCGATGCGCTTACGGTTGTCTCAGAATCTACGAATATTAAAAACGCGCCGGCCGTCGCAAAGGCTAACCACGAGATGCGATCTATCGGACTTGGCGCAATGAACCTACACGGTTATCTAGCGCAGAATGGCATCGCATACGAATCGGAAGAAGCGCGTGACTTTGCTAACGTATTCTTCGCGACGGTCAATTACTGGTCGTTGGTGCGCTCGAATGAATTGGCGCAGGAAACGGGATCAACATTTGAAGGATACGAAGGATCAACGTATGCAAGCGGGGAGTATTTCGAGAAGTATTTCGAAGGGGATTACCGACCAAAAACGGATAAAGTACGGGCGCTGTTTAAAGACATCGTGATTCCGACGCCTCTCGAATGGGAAGTCTTACGTGACAACGTAAGTATGCACGGCCTTTACCACGCCTATAGACTTGCGATTGCGCCTAACGGATCTATTTCGTACGTGCAGTCGGCTACGGCTTCAGTCATGCCGATTATGGAGCGTATTGAGGAACGGACTTACGGAAACTCGAAGACGTACTACCCAATGCCGGGATTATCGCCGCAAAACTGGTTCTTTTATAAGGAAGCGTACGACATGGATATGTTTAAGGTCGTCGATATGATCGCAACAATTCAGCAGCACGTCGATCAAGGCATCTCATTTACGCTGTTCTTAAAAGATACGATGACGACGCGTGATCTGAATCAGATTGATCTATACGCGCACCACAAGGGAATCAAGACGCTTTATTATGCGCGCACTAAAGATACGGGGCAGGAAGGGTGCTTAAGTTGCGCTGTCTGAGAAGTAATTTACCATCTCGTTGTAAGAAGGCGCTTTTTTGTATGTGAATATCCCGTTGTCATTTGCAATCTCTACTTCTTCCCAAGGGATTTCGCCGAACTTCTGCGCAATTGTCATTGGGTCGCCGCTTACCGGAAACGTGAACCCGATCCCCTTCTCTTTTGTGATCGCAATGTACGCTTTGTTTGACAGCGGACTATATATCATTGTGACCGCATGTTGGTTCTTTTGGATCGCGTCCGAACTAATAGCAGGCGGATATAAAAAAGTGTAATTACAGGGTGTAGTGGCTGGAAATGCATTTGTAATCATCAATACCAACTCCAATTCCAAGATTAGTTAATACCTGAGAACATTATACAACTTTGTTTATTTTGTTTAAACCAAAAAAAAAGGGAGGACGAATAATTGACGACATTCACAGCGGCCAACTGGTCGCAATCAGACGATAATTTCACGGCCATGTTCTACGATCAGAACGTCAAGCAGTTTTGGCTACCGGAGGAGATTTCGCTAAATGGCGACCTCCTCGCGTGGCACGAACTGAAGCCAGCCGAACGCGATACGTATATGAAAGTGCTCGCCGGCCTCACGCTGCTAGATACGGAGCAAGGCAATACCGGCATGCCTGCGATCATGGCGCACGTAGACGGTCACCAACGCAAGGCCGTCCTTAATTTCATGGCGATGATGGAGAACGCGGTGCACGCGAAGTCCTATTCGAATATCTTTTTAACGCTTGCGCCTTCGGAAACTATTACGGCCGTTTTCGAATGGGTTAAAGAAAACCGTTATTTGCAGCGCAAAGCGAAGCTGATCACCGACCTTTATCGCGGTATTAAGGAAGGCGACGACATTTCGTTGTACAAAGCGATGGTGGCTTCGGTGTACCTCGAAAGTTTCCTATTCTACAGCGGCTTTTACTATCCGTTGTATTTCTACGGGCAGGGGCGCATGATGCAGAGCGGCGAGATTATCGGGCTTATCATTCGCGATGAAGCGATCCACGGCGTCTATGTCGGCTTGCTTGCGCAGGAAATTTATAATCGTCAAACGGACGACGTGAAGGCGGATGTTCACGAATGGGCGGTCGGGTTACTAGCGGAGCTTTACGAGAACGAAGTCGCATATACGGACGATGTGTATGGCGCGGTCGGCTTGGCGCATGACGTTAAGTCGTTTGTTCGATACAACGCGAATAAGGCACTTATGAACCTCGGCTTTGAGGCGTATTTTCCGGATGAACCGGTCAATCCGATCGTGATTAACGGGCTAAGTACGAAGACGAAATCGCATGACTTCTTCTCAATGCAAGGGAACGGATATAAAAAGGCGACGGTCGAGGCACTTAAAGACGAAGATTTTTATTTTCCTGCCGATTAATGTCCCGATTTCCGGCGCCCACATGCGACTGTATAAGTGAAAGCAAAACGAAGGAGCTGATCTTATGCGACAGACGATTAACCGAGGCGCTTTAATTGCAGCGTCAATCGTTCCGGCCTTTTGGTACGCACATGCAGCGGGCTTTTGGTGGTTCGTGGCGGCGGGTGTGCCGTTCTTACTATACGTAATGACGCTGCCGTTTGAGGACGGTAAGAAGGCGGAGGAGGGCGAGTAAATGAAGTACTTTTACGCTACCGCATCAATACTCGGTTTTGCGTCGTGGTTAGGCTGTTTTAGACCTTCTGTCATCGAGGCGGCTCTTGTAGCACATACACTTATCGGCGGAATATTGTCCGTTGGAATTACTAAAAAGGAGGACGCGTAAATGAATAAGTTAATTATCGAAACTAAAAACGGGGAAATGTACTGGGCACACGTAACTGATTCCGAATTAGATGACTTTGATTCCGCAGTAATGTTCGGTGGCTATGAGTACGTGAGAGTTGAATGCGCCAAAACAAAGCAGACCGTCGTTTTTAATAGAAGCGAAATTTCTACGTACTCATTCGGAGAGCTGAAGGAGGCATCGCAATGAACGTAAAAATTAAACAGCTATCAGCCGATGCAACAACGCCAACATACGCACATTCGACGGACGCCTGCTTCGATCTATATGCGGCCGCTGACGTCCTTATCGAGCCGGGCGAGACGGCGCTTGTGCCTACGGGCCTCGCGTTCGAGATTCCGCCGGGCTACGAAATGCAAATCCGGCCGCGTTCAGGCATTACGCTGAAGACGCACCTACGCGTTCAACTAGGTACGGTAGATAGCGGCTATGTGGGCGAGGTTGGTGTGATCGTGGATAATATCGCAAAGAAGGACGAATCTGTTCCGAATGATTACGGACCTCTTACGGTAAGTAGAGAAATCGATCGCATGATCGGTCATCATCCGAAATGGACATATAAACTCCGCAAAGGAGATCGCATTGCCCAAGCGGTCATCAAACCGGTAGAGCAAGCGACCTTTACGGTTGTGGATGCGTTGGAAGAAACGGAACGAGGTTCGGGCGGCTTCGGGAGTAGCGGCGTTACTTCTTATAAGGAAAGCTAAAGGTCAAGGCTAAGGCGTCCTTAAATGGCCCGGGATTGAGTTCTAATCTTGTTTTTGAATTTTTGTCAATATGGACTTTCACGGCATTTTTAGCGTACGTTTTTATACTCTTAAAGTGCCCACTATCATCCAATGCTTGGTTAATTCTATATCCCAGCTCCGTTTTATTCTTTCGATATACATTAACAAAGGCATCTGGGAGGCGTTCGTGTAAATATTCAGCGAATTCAGGGGAGTCAATATTGATATAAAATCCACTAACTACTATATTTCCGTTGCCCGTATCATCAAAGTATATAACACGTTCTGGTGAGTCTTTAATCTCACCGATTACAAAATCCATAATTTCTTTATCTGTTTTATCAGTTAACATCTGACTACCTCCTTTTTCTAAATTATACCACAAGGAAGGGTGTTTTAATGAAAATGAACGTAAAGCTACTCGCACATACGCAATTAAGCGATAAATTCTATCAATCTCTTCTCCATGAAACCTCGGACGTATTTCACTTCGACGATTACGAAGCAACCGACGGCCAAGCGGTCGCCCTATCCGCGATCAGAACTTGTTATAGCGCAAACAAGCCGTCAGAAATCGTATCCAGAGAAGGCGCTAAGTATTTCGGCAACAGCGCATCTGATGGCGGCTCGGGCACGGATGCCGATCGGCTATTCCGACAGATCGTCGCATCGAAACACACGTCGACCTTGGAGCACCTGACGTTCACCTTTGCGATCGAAGACGTAAGCCGCGCCTTATTAGCGCAGTTAACACGACACCGCGCCGGCTTTAGCTTCAGCGTCCAATCACAGCGATATGTAAAGATGGGCAGCGGAAATAAATCGGGTGGATTCGATTACGTCGTGCCGGAAAAGGTTGCGTCGAGTACTAAAACGGTAGACTTATTCGGAGGCGGCGACGCACCATTCACCGCACGAGAGATCTTCGTAGACGCACTACGTGAATTACAAGACGCATACGATTTATTGCGCGAACTAGGCGTACCAGCAGAAGATGCCCGCGCCGTCTTACCGCAAGCAGCGGCTACTAATCTTGTAATGACCGTTAACCTGCGTGCTTTACTAGACTTCTATGCTAAGAGACGGAAGGGCAACGGAGCACAGGCGGAAATCGCCGACCTAGCCGAAGCCTTGCGTCGTGCGGTAACCGAAGTCGAGCCGTGGACTGCGCAATTCTTCGAGGGGGTGTCTGCATCGGTATAATGACGACCATGACGCTTGCGTGCGGCTTATTATGTACGCAGCAACCAGCGGAAGAGAAACCGGCGCCCATTTTAACGGCTAATCAAGCGGCTTTACAGCGAGCCAATCAACGCATCAAGACGTTAGAGGGCGAAGTGAAGGCGCTTAAAAAGACGTCAAAGCACGTAGTCAAGCGTAAGCAGAAAGCGCCAAAACTAGCGCAAACTTACGAAGTGACTGCGTACACAAACGGCGCCGAGTCTACGGGCAAGTCAGTCGGCGATCCCGACTACGGCATCACGGCAAGCGGCACACGCACTAAAACGGGCCATACGATTGCCTGTCCGCCGTCATTGGCGTTTGGGACTCGGCTGAGCATCGAGGGCATCGGCGTCAGGACTTGTGAGGATCGAGGCGGCGCAATTACGGAAGGACATATCGACCTGTACGTTGCGGGCGTGGCTGAGGCGCAGGCATTCGGACGACAGCGTCTAAAGGCGGAAATCATAACGAAATAGGGAGGCGGTTGTAAATGATGCACGTATTTAAGGACGAAAAGCTCGGCGTTGATCGCGAATATGTTGCGGTGGATAGAAACGCAGAGGTTGGCGAAACGATCGTTGTAACTAAAGCTGAATACGTCGAAGGAGAAATTTACGAAATAGGTCATTACGGAAAAGTCAATATTACGGTTGGAGACGGTGGAGTCAACGCCGATTTCAACGGGTTTGATAACAGTTTCGTCGATGACGACGGTAAATGGTTTATCGGGGATGGGGATTGCAGTGAATACCGCGTCCTCGAACCGACCGACATCGTCCACATTGACGGTGAGCGCTATCGTTTAGAAGATCGTAAGGCGGAAGTAGGTGAGCGTGTAATTTACGTAAATAAAGAAAACGGGAAATCTGACGGAATTGACACCGTAGTTACGTCGGTAGGTGCCGGTATGGTGGATGTGCTTGAGTATAAAGACGATAGCGGTGAGGATGTTTGTTCGATTTGTCACGGCTATTACTACGTCCTCACTCCGGTTCAAGACGCTGCCGAGGCGCAAGAATCCGATATTATAACCGTCCTTGCCAATCTAGGCGCAGAGGTGGCGGAATTAAAACGTACCGTAGCCCGCCATCAAGCGGAAATCGACGCCCTCCACGAAGATAAAGTCCGTCTAGGCGAACAGATCGCAAAGGTGGCGGCAGATATCGGTGGTAAAACGGAGTTATCCGGTGCCTTTATCGCGGAAGTCATCATCGCCTTAAAGAAGGCCGACCTATGAAACTCGCAATCACGGGTAAGTTAGGCGCCGGTAAAGACGTAGCCGTCGATTATCTCGTATCCATGTACGAATTCTTTCCGTTCACGTTTTCCGCAAAAGGTAAGTCGGTGTTTGGCGAGTTGTTTCCGGAATTAGACGGCGACGCAAAACAGCGCCAGCCTATGCGCGATTTCATTGAGGGAATTAAAAAGCTGCCGATTCCTGGCGCTGAGTACGTGTGGATCAATGTTGTATTCCGGCGCATTCAGGAACACGAAAAGTTGCGTTGTTGCCGACCTAGCAACCTACTAATTACGGATATGCGAATGCCGGCTGAATACGAACGAGCCAAGGCGGAGGGTTTTAAGATACTCCGCATTACTGCACCGTACGAAACACGCTTTGACCGCGCCAAAAGACGAGGCGACAAATTCAAGGCGGACGACTTAAACCATCCGACAGAAACAGCACTCGACGGATTCGAAGTCGCTTATGAGATCGTAAATGACGGAACACTCGACGACTTATATGCGCGACTGGACGAAATTATGGCCGATCAACTCAAAGAGAACGCGTAAGTACCTTTCGGGTAGGCTAAGTGCGGCTGTTTAGACGCCTCGCCATCTCCAATCAAAAAGAAACGCAGTGGGAGTTCTTGATCGTCTAGGCCGGCGTGCTGTAAAACACGGGATGCCGACCAACTATATGCGTCTTTACTAAATTTGAACGGCTTCACGTCGGCCCTTACCATTTCCGGCTTGGCCGCGACTAGGCACTTAGCTTCTGCGTCGTAGCCAATCGTTAGTTGGAAGGGGCTATTCGGCGGGATACCAATTAGCTCTTTCGCGCCTTTATTGACGAAGATTCGCTTCTGACTATCCAACGTTATGTAGGCGGTATTATTTACCGCGGAAATCCATTCTAAGGCCATGCGGATACACCTCGCTTATTTTATAAGACGATTATAGACGATATACCAACGGAAAGCAAACGAAGGAGGCGGTTTTATTGGGCGCATCGACGAACAAGCCCGACCAGCATCTACGCTATGAAACGCAATATAAACTCGACGGACCAGACGGCGTCAAGGCGCTTTTGGCCGATTATACAACGCTCAGACAGCGGCGATTCTTAGGCGACATGGCTGCTTGCGATATTCTGATCGACCTGAACCGCGCCATCGAATTGGCGTCGCTGACCGGAAAGCAATACGAAGCCCTGCGCCTAGTATATTTCGATGACCTATCGCAAACACAGGCGGGTGCGGCACTCGGCATTACGCAACAAGCCGTTGATTATGCGATTAACGCTGCGATAAATAAGATCGTCGACATCTACTACTATTGGGCGTCACATGGCGAAGGTTACGGTTCAAAGAAAGGGGCGGTTTGATGGCGTACAAATTATCGACTGAAGAAATCAAGGAATTGCGCAAATATGAACGTTGGTGCTATGACACCATGAACCACCCGAGAATCACGCCGCGTGTATTATCGATTTTATTGAACGCATATACGAAGGAGGCAACGGAATGAAACACGAGTCTAAGTCGGAATGCTTAGAGGGTCATCCTCTTATTACAACAATTCTCTACCTTATTGGTAGTATAAAACTGACTAAAGACCACCATCCATTTCGAGAGAAGATGCGCTATGACGTTAAATTACGCGCTCTACATCCGGCTGCTTGGCCTATCATTTTATTGATGTTCATTATCGGAGGATTTAACAGAGATACAGTAGATATCATCAAAAGCGAATTAGTTTTATGGTAGAGGAGGGCGCCTAATTGACGAAGGAAGAACTACACGAAGACATTACGGCTCTATACGAACGCACAAAAGCCGGCGCTTTAGAGCGCGAAGAACGCATCACAGAAATAGACGCTTTACTTGCGTCATATGACGGCACACCGCCGGCTAACGCACTGGAACGTCTATCCGACTTAATCTTATACGAAGAGCTCTCGGATACGCGGCGCAATAAAATGTCGGCCGAAGAATATCCGATCATGTCCGAACGCATGGAAAAGACACGCAAGACCGGCGAAGCGTCCGACAAGATGGCCGAAGAATACGATATCACCGGCACCAATCACGGCGTACCTAAGCGACGCACTCGGTCACCATACGATAATCTATTCACGGACCGTCTCGCAAAAGCGCGTAATAAGACGGCTCGCAAACGATACAACGATTTCGTCAACGGAAAGTCTAGCGGTCAGTTCACCGTAAATATAGCAACCGGCATCAAAACGGTAAGGTCAGACGCTCAATAGGCGTCTTTTGTTTTGCGATAAATACGAAAAGGGGCGGTATGATGAAGTATGATCGCGTAGTAAATGAGGACGGAGAACTCGGCGTATTTGTACCGGACGCCATAAAAGCCGTCATTAGAACTCCGGAAGAGCTCGAAAAGGCACGCTTGCGAGCGACCTTAGCGCCAAAGAAGCGGTTTCATCATGGGCGCAATTACATCGTATCTTACAACGACACGCTCAGCGCTATTATCCGCGACCTATCACTTACGGAAGCGGGCGCAATGGTTAAAATCATGCTTCAGCTACGTATCAAAAGCGACGGCAAGCTCGTAAAAGGGGCGGCTGGAGACCCGATGAATAAGTCGGACATAGCGCGCTTGCTTGACCGTAGCCGCTCGAATGCTAATGCATTGGTCGTTCGCTTGGCTGAACTCGGCTTGATCAAGCTAAAAGACGATGGTATTTACGTTAGTAGCCGATTTCATACGATGGGCGGCCGCATCAAAAACGAAGTATTTACAAAAGTATATACGGTTAAAGCGCGGCAGACGATCGCCAATCTACGCCTGAACGAAATCGGTATGCTATATAAGATCATTCCGTTCTTTCATTACAGCGAGTATTACCTTTGCGCCGATCCTAACGCAGAAAAGGCGGACATTGACTACATCGGCCGCGAAACGTTGGCTGACCTAATCGGACACGACGCATCGACGGTCTCGAAGATCATGGGTCGTCTGCAAGGCGTAGGCGCCGTATTAGTCACCGGAACACGCAACGAGGTACGCTACTTAGTGCATCCGGATTTACTGTTCCGCCAGCCCGAAGGCTTTAAAACGGAATGGACGGTAGCCGTGCGAAAGTTATTCGATGACCACGCCAAGAAGGCGCGTTAATATGGTATGATTTTACTGCGGGGAGGTGAGACGGATGATCAAAGCGATTACTAAGGCGGATCCAAAGCCGGGCAGTTCTGCGTCTAAATAAACGAAAAAGGACGCCTTAGGGGGCGTCTTTATTTTTGCGTCTATATTCGCTTAGTCATTCCGCACTTCGAACACTTACGGAGAAATATCCCGTCTTTAATCGAACTGTTAAACTTCGACGTATCGCAATTGTCGCACCGGCCGCTCTTAACGTCCGGCATCTCGCGAACATCATAAACGACAGATACGTCATAATCACCTGGCTGCGGTCTATTCACGTCTTTCACCTCACAACCTTCGTATTATAACGTATCTCCACGCTTATTTAAACAATCTTCCGAAAGCCCTTCCGACGCTGCGTCGCATGATACGGCCGCCAACATCGTTCTTTTTCACCGCGTTAACGTCTCCTAAAAACCTAGCCCATCCGTACAAGAATCTGCGGAATTTCATATCGTCGTCCTCCTTCGTATTTTAGGCGCCTACCATCTCGTCACTGCGAAGTCTTTCGATAGGTAAGTACCGACTTTCTTCGTCTTGGCTGCGTTGCTATAAGCCGTTAATTTGATTCGGTATTGCCCGTTCGTCATAGTCGAAGTGTAGAAGCGTTTGGTCGGTGTGTTTTTAACGAAATCGCCGCTCAACGATTGCTTCGACTTCCATCCGTCGGTGTACTGTTGCTGAAGGGTCATCGTGTAATATACGCGGCTACCGCTGCTTTTCGATGCCACAACGTCCACTGACGTCGCTTTAGGCGTGTAGTATGGAGCGTCAACCTTAACCGTAATGGATGCTGCGCTGGCGGGCGCTGTCAGGCCGAGCGTCATAAGTGCCACCGCGATTGTTATCGTAATAAAACGTTTCATTATTCAACATCTCCTTCTAGTTTTATATCGTATCCGAACGCGATCAGAGCGAGTCTAAAGCCGAAGTCAAAGCCGGCAGGCGCGTCGTCGCGTTCTCTTTTAAATAGCTCGGCGGCTCGCTGTAGCGGATCGGCTGCCGCTTGGGTTCCGTCTAAGGCCGTTAGTTTTACGTCCACTAAGCGATCTCCTCCTCGATGTTCAGAAGGCCGCCGCAGTTCGGACATTTAGCGGCCGTTTCGATTTCTACGTCTAGCCGAGCGAATGAACAGTCCGGACAGTTATACTCGATCATATTAGGCGATTCCTCCACGATTTTAGTACGTCAGCGCCGTCTAATTAGCGTCTTAAGGTCGTAGGTAGGGACGGCTGCTCGACGTCTTATTTTGTTATCGATTTTAACGCGACCGTAAAGCCGAAAATCAGCAGCGTTGCAATGGCTACGCAGTCTATCGGCTGCACTGAGCCGTAGTCCAAAAACGCTATCCAGGCGACTAAAACGATAATGAGCAACGTATCAAGCGTATTAATTTTGCGCATGTGTGGTATAATTGATTGAACCGGGGCTCTAAGCCCCGTCCGTTTACTTGCGACGTTTCTTCTTGGAGGGAGACCGTCGCTTTTTCATTGCCTTGATTTCCATCGCGGTTTTGATGATCGCCAACCACGACGCAAGCAAGACGGATATTTTAGTAGCTAGTTCAATCAATCGTGTGCACCTCCTTTCTGTACCTTTATTATAACGTATAAGCGTTATAACGTCAATGCGTTATTTACAAAAATATCGTATTTGCGTTATAATTTTCGTAGGAGGTGTCGGTAAATGAACGTCAAGCTTAAGGTCGGCGAACTAATAGAGCGACGGAACATGACGCAATCAACCCTTGCTGAACTGACCGGTATAAGACCTAGCGCAATAAGCGACCTGTGTCGCAATAGAAGAGATCGGGTGCAGCTCGACCATTTGGCGAAGATAGCAGCGGCACTGGACGTAAAAGATATACGGGAACTGATCGATATAGAGAACGAAAAGTAGGGACGTTCAGGACGAGCGTCTCTTTTTTTGCGCTTAAAAACGGGGAGCCGACGTTTCAGTGTGGCGAAAACAGAACAAAACGGCCTTTCAGTGTGGCGAAAACAGAACACGCTAAAACCGCCTTGACGCTTAGAGCCACGTGGGATACAGCCGTTTTTAGGTGTTAACGTTGTCTTATTCTTAGGGAAGACCTAGCGTCACTCCGTTCCGCAGATAACGCAATAGAATACATATAGAAGGACGGCGGCTTATTATTTGCGGTCGAGGCGGAGCCGAGGGCGCTGTACTTAAATACATACGGAAAGGATACCGTTAATAGGACGGAGATATAAACGTTAAGGACTGCGTAGATATACTTGTGTAACATACGGATATGCTGTCTTACGTTATAGAGAGACGTAACGCAACGTAACATACTAACGGCATGGTAACGATAATCAGACGGCGAGCAGCGTTTAGGGTACCGACATACAGGCGCTATGTAACGGCAGGCACAGACGGTCTATATAATATAGTACGAAGGCGGACGGTAGGGTGACGTGGATATACCGGAAAGGAACTCCGCAATCAAGCAAGCGCCGCCCGCAGACGAGGCCACCGAAAACTCAGGGGGTTGAAAGCCGAAGCCAATCCGTTTATGCACGATCCTATACATGACGGCCGGCATAGGTAGCCCGCATGAATGGCGGCACGGCGGGGCTGGTACGATGCATAAAGTTCATTCGTTTAGTTGCGTAGGTCGAACGGCTACCAACCGCGACACACCAACGTTTGTGATCAACGCGAATGTAACAGAAAGTCTTTTTGTTACTTTCGTTATGCAACGTTATGAGTGCGTTATTCAATAATGATCGCGAAAAATAAACGAAAGCCGCCCGCCCCCAAGCGCCCCAGCCAAAACCGCCGGATCTGGTGAACAAAACTTGTGCACAATTTTTTAAACTCGGGGTGTTGATCGTCTGGTCCTACGTAGACGTACGTTAATCATCCGAAGTTTCTCGGAAGGGCTAGAGGGCTAATACGCTAATTAAACGGAGGGTCTGACGTGAAAAGAATCGAACCAGTACGGCTGAATTTCGAAACTGACGCAGAAGTAGAGGCGTTCTTTCAATGGGTACGTAAAGACCGTCCGTTAACGGAGGCGGAGAAAAGAGTACGTAATTTACTTGCGAATCACAAAAGAGCGGAGAGGAGACGTTTGCGTGACGCTAATTACTGACGGATGTATTCAAATCGCGGCCAACGCTTATCTTACGGAAGGTGCAAGCGAAAAGCTACGAGAATATCTAGGCGAGGCATTGCCGCACTCGTTCGAAATGTACGAACTTAGACGCGATCTACCCGAAGTCCCACTAAGATGGGTCATCGACTACGGATCCTGGCGTCTTGTTGCGCTCTCCTCGGATATATTCCCGGAAGAGATTCCGCTATTTCCTGACGAAGACGGAAACGTATTTTTTGTTATACGAAAAGGAGGGCGCTAATATGAGCGAAGAAATCAACGGCTGTATTAAGTTTATTGAAGACGGATATTTGACGAAAGAGACGAGCGATAGAGTTCGAGAACTACTCGGTATTGAAAATCCGGACGATCTAACGGAGCTGACTGGCTACATACTTGTAAGAGATCCGTACACTACTCCTTTCGGGAATATTCCGTTCGGTGCGACGTCATCTCTTGCTAATTATCGCCTAGTCGCGAAAAGCACCGACAGTACTCCGCAAGAAATACCGTTGCTGCCGGATGAAGAAGGCGTCTTCTTTTTCAGATACGTTAGAGGCGACCGGCCATGACCACGCTACCTACTTTCGCCACCTGCGACGCCTGCAATCAGCGCACCGCCGTCGTACTAAAAGAACGGTCCGTACGAAAAGGCGTCGTCGAAACGTACTTTGACTGCATCGTCTGCGGCGTTCACTACCCGACCGCGATCACGAACAGCGCGCTACGAACGAAAATTGATGCGCTGAAGCAACTACGGCTTACGGACGGCTCGGCACCGACTGCAATCGACGCACTCAAAGCGGAAATAACCGCCGATATGGAAGCATTGCGGGAACGATACGGACTAGCGTAACGATTTTAACACGTAAAATGCACGAAATTAGACGTTTTGGTAGCCGTCTAGGGTATTCGTAAGGGTGGGTGGTGAAAAGCGCTGATTTCGTGTGATTTTTAACGCAATTAGAACGAGGCTTCCGGTCAGCGCCGGAGGTCTTTTTGTGCTTGCGTTAAACGCGCAGCAATAAAACGGACAGAGGGGGACGACGTGAATGGCGGAAAACAAACGCGAATCAGTCGGCGGATTAAACGTAAAGGTAGACGTAGATGTTTCGGAGGCTATCAAAGGACTCAAAGCGGTTCAGCGCGAGGTAAAAGAGACGGTGAGGTCCTTGGCAGAACTACGTAGTCAAGACGGCGGAAATATAGATACTAACGACAAGTACGCCGAGTATATTAAACACATCGAGGCTGAAGTCGGTGAAAGATCCGGCGAAAGAGCGATGACAAACGATATTATCTATCGCGCATATGAAACAAGATACGCGGGTCCATTGTTGTTCAGGCGGGCTGCTGGGGTTACTACTTCACTACGGGCTTTAGCCGAAACATTCGATGACGTTGTGTACCTAGAGTATCAAGGAGATGAGTATCATTCAAAAGACATAAACGGAAAAATCGTTTTTAAAGATCCGGGCGTTACGCTGCCGAATTATGCGACGCCGTTACGACTAATCGAACTAGAGTCGGTAGATGAGATATGGGGAACAACGAAGGCGATTCACGAAGTAACAAGTACAAGTGCGTATATAGTCAGATAAAAAGCACCACGACCTAAATCGTGATGCTCTCGTATGCGACCGAAATCTCGTCGGCTGTGATTCCGATATATTTCAGCGTATCTTTTTCGGATGAATGACCGAGAATCGCCATGATCCGGTCGACTGCGATATTCATTTCGTACAGGCGATAGCCAAACGTTTTTCTAAGCGTGTGAGTACCGATGTTGCCGATCTTTTGAGCGATTTCGGCGCGTTCGGCGGCTTCGTTTAGAATGCGATAGGCTTGGACGCGGCTGATCGGCTTAGCGCCCTTTCGGCTGGCAAATACGTAGTCATCGTCAGCACCTTCGAGTTCATTGACGAGCTTTTTAACGGACGCTGAGAACGTAATGACACGCGTTTTCTTGCGCTTGGCCTCGGTTATTTTAAGAGACGTTTGGCCGCGAAGATCGCCGACCTTAAGCGAAAGTAAATCGGAAATACGAAGTCCAAAAGCCGTCCCAAGTTGCAATAACAGACGGTCGCGCCCCGGTTTGAGGGCGTTTTTTAGTTTATTGAAATCGCGTTTACTTTTAATCGGAAATACTTCGTTAGCCATACGTCTTCACTCCAATGTACTTTAATTATTTTTAAGTTACATTCATTATACGATATCGAATTCGGCAAGTCAACGGAAAATAGACGGGAAGGAGGCGGTAGTTTGGCGTTTATTAACGGCAAGTTTTTGGAACGTGAAGAAAGGCAGGCGCGGATAGAGGCCGTAACGGAACGGCTGAAGAAACTGCGCGACATTATTCAAGCGGGGAAACATACCGAATATCACGTCGATCTTATGCGGAAAGATCGCGATGAATTAATCAAGCTGAAACGGGTCCATCGCGCCGAGACCGATATGCTTTATTTCTTCTACGAATACTTTTCGGAGGCGAGAAACCCGGGTAATCCGGATAATCTCGTACCGACGACCGCGGTAGATATAGACGACGCGCCGGACTTTCACCGGAAATTATCGTCCATCCTCGATTCGGTATCTAACCGTAATAAAACGGCTCGTATCGCATGGGCGGCTTCGAGGGGACACGCAAAGTCAGCGTACCTATCGAATGGATTTCCGGTACATGAAATCGTCTATAAAAAGCGCCGTATGATCTTGATTATTTCGGAAACGAATGCCGGATCGATCAAGTTCATTAAATGGGTCGCGGGCCAACTAAAGTATAACCAAAAGCTACGGGAAGACTTCGGAGAAGTTCTGTACGAGCAGAAAACACGCAACGAAAAAGATTCCGAAACGGCTTTTATTACAACGACCGGAATCAAAATGGAAGCGACGTCTCTCGGAACACAGATCCGTGGTTTCCGTAATGGCTCGCAGCGACCGGATTTAATTCTATTAGACGACCTGGAGTCTCTCGACTCGAACAATACTCCTGAATTGCGCCAAAAGGCGAAGGATTGGCTTAACCAAGACCTTATGCCAGCGGGTGATCCCACGAAAACAGCGTTTATTTTCATGGGGACACTTGTACACTTCGACTCTTTGCTGAACTACGTACTGAACGAACGTCGCGATTTTATTAAGAACAGTTTCCCAGCGATTATCAAACCGCCGAAACGAACAGACTTGTGGGCGGAGTTCGAACGTATTTACAAAGAGTACGTACCAAGCGACGAAGAAGTCGAAGAAATGATGCAGGCGGAATCAGAAGACACAATGTCTACACCGAATGCGCGCGCTGCAATGCGATTCTACGAAGAGCATAAATCAGAAATGGACGAAGGCGCCGAAGTTTTGTGGCCTGGCCGCTTTCCTTTGCCAGCGTTGATCATCGAAAAGGCCAACATCACCACAAAGGCATTCAATACCGAATTTATGAATAACCCAATCGATGAGGATTCGCAACTATTCAAGCCGGAGTCCTTTTCGTATTGGACGGATTTTAGACTGAACTACAAAGAGTACGCCATTTACATGGGAATTGACTTCGCGATGGGTAAAGAACGAGGAGACTTTTCGGCTATTGTCACGATAGCCAAGCATAAAAAGACCGGAAAAATTTACGTAATAGATGCGTATGGAGAGCGGATAAAGCCCGATCAGTTCATGCGAAAAATCGTCGAGAAGGTCATTCAGTATTTGCCGGATCGTATCGCGGCTGAGTCGCAGATGGCGCAAGAGTTTTTCATCGACGAACTGAAAAAAGAACTTACGATGCAAGGTTATCCGGCAGGCTCACGCGTTACTAAAATCAATCAGCGTTCGCGTAAAGAACTTCGTATAGAAGCACTCATGCCGCAGATTGAGAAAGGTGAGATCGAATTTCACCGCAGCCAAGCGCTTTTACTCGAACAGTTTGAGCGCTACGGATCGAACTGGCATGATGATTTACCTGATGCGTTAGAAATGGCGGTGAGTGTCAGTAAACGAGCCAAAACGGTGATTAAAGCGAAGCCAAAGTGTATGTAACGAAAGGAGGACATTAAATGTCGAGAATTAAGCAGCTAGAGGCGCAGTTGTCGTTTGAAAAGCGAAAAGCCGCCCAGGCCTGCGCTTTGAATGAGATTATGCCGGAAGGCGGCGAGAAGAAAACGCAGGAGCAACTCGCAGAAGAACTAGGAATGTCGCGGATGGGGTTGTATCGTTGGCGGACGCAAGATCCTGCGTTCATTGAGTACATGAACCTACTTGCGGATGACATGCTATCTAGTCACAGATCGGAAGTATACGGTCAATTAATGAGATTGATTAAAGGACAACAGCCGTCCGTTAAGGCGATTGACTTATTTATGAAGCGATTCGGCCTATTAACCGAAAAGCAAATTATTACAGACAATACTACAGCCGACGAATCAAGCGCGGATATCCAAAAAGAAGCCGAGGCTTTAGACGATCTTTTGAAGGAGGAATAAGCAATGGGTTTTACGGACTTTTTTAAGCACCGCAACCACGAACCCGACGACGGATCGCATACTAAGACGTACAGTATCATCCGACCCGGTGCACAGTTTCCTCCCGCTGACTCAATAGAACGTCTAGCGAAATATAGGCGCATGAAAAAGCTGTTTGAAGGCCGCCACCGAGACGTCTATGAACGTGCGACCGACGTTCTCAAAGATTCGCCGCAAGCCGAGCAATTAAAAAAGCTGTATATCGCGGCCAATCTAGCCGACATTCTCGTCACGAAGCCGGCAGACCTTCTCGTAGGCGAACCTGTTCAATTCGAAAGCGGCCTACCCGATGACAGCGAAGAACAAAAAGCGCTCAATCGCTACGTAGAAGAAAACGATATTAATCAACTTCTTCACGAAAGCGCAACAGCTAACGGATTCCGCGGCGATTCGTGGTTTAAGGTTCGTTACGGATACCGCCAAGACTTTTCGGAAGTTGAAAAACTCGGATTACCGGTGCCGGCAGACGCCGAGATGGAGGCGATTATTGAACACGTTAGCGCGGGCGCAGTCTTTCCGGATTTTAGCGTCGGAAACGTCAAGAAGCTAAAAGCAGTCAACATTGCGCAGGTGGAGTGGGTCGAAACGGAGAAGACGGAGATTCCGTTTTTAAACGTCGAACGTCATGTGCCGGGTTATATCCTTTATTCGAGATACCGATTATACGAAAACGGGGTTGATACCTCAACTGGCATGTCTTTATCCGTATATACCATTGGCGAACAACTGCCGACGGGGCGCGAAGAAGACATCGAAGAAACGCATCTGCCGCATATCCCGGTCTTTCATGTACCGTACAAGTCAATAGACGACGAGTTCTTTGGGATCGGTGGCTTAGAGAAGTTAGAGACGGTATTTGCTGCGATTAACGACCGTTTAGTGCAGATCGACTACATTCTATGGAAACATAGCGACCCTACTGCGTATGGTCCAGAGATTCAAGACGACGGAGATACCGTTCGCTTCGGTGGAGCTTATATTCCGGTAACAAAAGACGATCCGACGCCTGGTTATATGGTATGGCAAGCGCAACTAGACGCAGCCTTTAAAGAATTAGACGTTCTTTTGAGTACCGTATTCATGATGTCTGAAACGCCTCAGTGGCTTTTCGGAACTACGATGTCGGGCGATAACTCCGGCGGTACCGGAACGTCTCATACCGACGGTGCCGCGATTAAAGCGCGGTTCATGCCGATTTTATCAAAAGTTAAGCGAATACGCGCGCACTATGATAAAGCGGTCCGAGATGCGCTTTGGACGTGCATGCTTTTAGAGAAGGCGGTCAAACGAATCAAGATTGACGAAGCCGTTTACCCGCGGGCTATTTGGAACGATGGTATTCCGCGGAATGAAAAAGAGCTTGCTGAGATCATGGAGATTAGAACGGCGGGCAAGCCGACACTTGACGTTCGGGACGCAATTAAAGCGATGGATGACGTCGATGATGAAAAGGCGGACGAAATCATGCGCCGCATTGAAGAAGACGAAACATCCGCGAATGGCTTCGTAGATGCGTCGATCTTTAATGAGCAGGAAGCGCCACCGGAACCTGAGGACGATGAGTAATGGCGAAAGTACCGGCACCTAACTACTATTATCAGACGAAGCAACTTGCCGGCTATTATCGTTCCGCCATCAAAGACATTCTCGCCGAGCTTGATCGCGTTGATATTTCGGATTTCCGACGAGCTAATGCACTTGCGACGCTTCAATCAATCAGCCGTATTTTAGCCGACCTTGATACGAAGTCAGCGCGGTGGGTTAGTGAAAACGTACCCATAGCCGCAAACGATGGCGTAATAAATACGCTTGTGGCGCTTAAGATAGCCGAGACAGTTGAACAAGCGGCGCTTATCGTAAAGTTCAACGAGTTAAACGAAGCAATGGTCGCGGCTGCTATTGCGGATACGCAAGCCGATCTCCTAGCCGTCACGCAGAACGTAGATCGGAAAACGAAAGCCGCGGTTCGCCGAGCCGTTTCCGATTCCATAAAGTACAACATGGCGGCGGGTACAAACGGACGACGGACGATACGAGACGATATCAAAAAGCGGCTCAAAGAATCGGTCGTGACCGGAATCGTCGACGCAAAAGGACGTCGCTGGAAGCCGGAAGTATACGCCGACATGGTGACCCGGACGAAAATGATGCAGACATACCGCGAAGCAACGACTAACGAAGCCGTTGATCGCGGCGTTTTGTATGCGCAAATATCGTCACACGGGGCAAAAGACGCCTGTCGGGGCCATGAAGGCGAGATCATAAAGTTGACACCGGATGCGCCTGGCGATTTTAAAACCTACGAAGAACTACAGGCGACGGGCGAGATATTTCATCCGCGTTGTAAGCACGTATATTCACCGATTAGAGATGTCGGTTTATTGTCCGAACGTTAAGACGTTAAACTAAACGGCTGTTTTATCTAATAGGCGACGGCCTTAAAACGGTTGGAGGACGATATGTTTGTAAAACGATTTATGCCGTTATTTGACGCAGATGATCAAGCAGGCGGAGGTCAAGTCGATGAGCAAGTGACGGAGCAACCGAACGAAGATCAGCCGAAGAAAATCGAGCTTACGCAAGAAGAACTAGACGCGATGATTACCAAACGCATTAGTCGTACGGAATCTAAATACGCAGATTACGGCGAGCTAAAAGAGAAGCTAAGTGCGTACGAAAAAGCGGAGCAAGAAAAGGCAGACACAGAGCTAACGGAACTCGATCGCATCAAAAAGGAACTCGAAGCAAAGTCGGAAGTTGAGCAATCACTTACGCAGCAGATCGAGGACCTCAAAAAAGCGGGCGAACAAGAAAAGATTACGAACGCATTCATCAAGGCGGCAACGTCGGAAAATATCGCTTACCTTGACGATGCATTGCGCTTGGCTGATTTAAGCGGCGTTTCGGTAGAAGACGGAAAAGTAGTCGGCGTCGAGGACGTAGTAAAGGCGTTGGTCGAAGAAAAGCCATTCCTTATTGCGCAGAAGCCGAAACCTATCGGTCAGAGTACGAATTCAGGGACGGATAAGATCGATAAGACGCCGGATCAGCTTATTAAAGAAGCCGAGGAAAAAGCACGTAAAAGCGGTCGTACAGAAGATCGCGCTGCGGTTGCTCAATTAAAAAGACAGTTAAGAAAATGAGACTCCTTTAATTAGGGGTCTTTTTTAATACAAACAAAAAAGGGGGACATATTTTTATGTCACAGATTTTCTCTAATGATTTGATTGGTAAAACAGAATCGGTACAAGACGAATTACTACTTTTAAATCCGCACCAAACTCCGTTGCTTGCGATGCTTGGTTTTTCTAATCCAGTAACACAAACCGAGCACCAATGGTTCGAGGACGAAATGTTTGCGTATGAAGGCAACGTTACTGACGCGGTTGCTGCCGACGCAACTGTTCTTAAAGTATCTTCTGCAGAACCTTTCCGTAACGGGCATGTCATTAAACTTGGCGAAGAACTAGCGCTTGTCACTGCGGTTAATAAGTCAGCGAAGGAACTAACAGTAGTCCGCGGATACGCTAACACTACTGCGGCGGCAATTACTGCGAATGAGAAAGTTGAGGTTCAGTTCGTAGAAGGGTCGGAGGGTGCTGACGCTAGACAAGGTCGCTACAAGCCACGTAAACGCGTATCAAACATTACGCAAATCTTTGACGAAACTGTTGAAATTTCCGGTACTGCTGCGGCTGTCGCCAATTACGGCATCACGGATATGTACGAGTACGAAAAGCAAAAGAAACAGCTTGAACTAGCGCTTCAAATGGAAAAAGCATTTATCGGCGGTATTCGCTATGAGAACGGCTTGGTGCGTCAGATGGACGGAGTTCGCAGCTTCATTAAAACTAACGTGACTGATCTTGCCGGTCAAGAGCTTTCGCTAGAAGCTATCAACGACGCTGTTCAGTCAATCTACACTAAAGGCGGATTCAAGTCCGGCGGTCAGTACGAAATCATCGTACCTGCGAAACAAAAGCGTATCGTATCTAAGTTTGATAAGACGTTAGTACGAGTGAACCAAGGTGAAGAAAGCCGCGGAACGGTTGTTAACTTCTTGACGACTGACTTCGGAGAGTTTCCGGTATCTATTAACGATAACTTGGCAGCGGACGAAGTACTTATCGTTGATAAAAACCGTATCAAAATCCGTCCTTTACAGACTCGCGACATGAGCCATGAATACCTCGGCAAAAAAGGCGACTACTTCCAAGGCATGATTGTTGGTGAGTACACGCTAGAGTTTCAACAAGAACCGGCTCACGCACGTATTAAAGGCGCTAAGTAATACAGGCCCGCACTCGCGGGCTTTACTTTTTTGATAGAACGGAGGTAATGCGGACTTGGCAACGTTTGAGTCACGATATAAAGAATTAACGTTTTATGTAGGCGGTGCGCCTCGTAAGTTTTCGGACGGAATCTACACGACTACAGATCCGGAAGAGATCGAGGTACTAACCGCACTCGTCGACGCTGTTTGCACGGCTGAAGACGAACCAAAAACGGAGGATAAACCGAAGCCGGCGCCAGCTAAAAAGCCCGCCAAGAAATCCTCCGCAAAATAACAGGAGGTGAGGCGTTTGGCGGCTACGGTCGAAGGTGCAAACGAATATATCAATACGTTTTTAGTAGATACCGAGGATTGGGTCGACGCAGATGAATCGAAGAAGAGCCGGCTAATAAACCGAGCTTCTTCGACTTTGACGCGTGTTTTCCCTACGTACGTCATACCCGACAAAGCGGTTTACGAGTTCGTTAACGTACTAGCAATCGCGTACAACGACACCAACCGTCTGAACAAACACGGAATTTCTTCGTACTCAATCACGGGCGTCGCTGCGTTTAATTACAAAGACACGCTACGGAGTGAAGACGAAGACCTTATCCCGCGCGAGTCAATCAGCGCGATCGAAGAAGAAAACGGCGTTCAAATCGGAGGCAAACGCATCAGAAGGACGGTGCTATAGATGGCTATCTTTCCGATGCGCCAAACTATTACTGTGAAGCGCCTATCTTCTGAACGAGACGTTTGGGGAAACCCGATCGCGGAAGCCGAAGAGTTAATGCTAAAATGCCGCATCGACGAAGGCTCTGCCGCAGTCAAGTCACGAAACAATGGCGTCACTAAGTCCGAAGAAACAGTCGCATCGGCTCGTATTCTATTAGATCGCCTGGCTGACGTACGTTATACCGACGTTATCTCTTACACGAATGAACTCGGAGAAACTATGGAAAAGAGACCGAAGGAAATCAACGTTAAGAGACATATCGGCGGTAAAGCGATTCTGACGGAGGTGCTTCTATGAGTTTTACGTTTGATGCGAGTAACTTTATCAGCGGAATAAGCGCCGCTAGCCGTGGAGCACTCGAAGGCGCGGCACAAGCGCTTGGTGATTCGGGAGACGACCTCGCTAGGGTTGCGCAGAACATCGCGCCGATTGACAAAGGTACGTTACGAGGCAGCGTCACGAAGAAGTTTAAATTGACGCCAGGAAAAGCGTCGGTTGACGTTTCATTCAGAGCGGTCGAGGACGGCTTTAACTACGCAATTTGGACGCACGAAATGGACTACAAACTCGGACCTACGTCGGCGGGTGCTGGCGGAATTGACGGCTACGAGGTCGGAAACAAATACCTCGAAAGGCCTCTAAAAGGAAACGCCGAGAAATACGTCCGTTGGATTGCCGATGGTGCACGCGGAGGGCTGACCTAATGCGTATAGTCGAATTAATTAACTTCATCAAAGCGCGAGTCGACGGTGATTACTACGCAAATAAGTTTTCAATAGACGGCGAGGGAGCGGAAATATCCGTTAAATTAACGGGCGGCTTCCCTACGTCTAAATACACCGGACTAAAGCGGCCGTCTTTTCAAATACTCGTCCGAGGCGAATCAAGAGACGGCGCAGGGGCGGAAGATAAGGCGTTTGAGCTATACGATGCGCTTACGAATCTATCCGAGGTTCAGATCGGCGGGAGCTCAATCGTACAAATACGCTGCAATAACTCGGCGCCGTTGTATTTAGGAGACGACGAATCCGATCGTCCAATATATTCATTAAATTTCGATTGCGTAGAGCGTCCTTAGGGGCGCTTTTTATTTTGCGCAAATATAAAAGGAGGAAAATAGATGGCGGCAGGAATTAGAGGAATTAACGTTCCTATCGGTCCGGCAATCGTCGAATTTGGCGAAGGTTCCGAGCTAGTTACGTTTGATATCACGAAAGGCGGCATCGTCTTCAAGGCGGAGACGTCAATTCAAGATACGACGGTTGATCAGTACGGAGACACACCCGTTAAGTCAACGATGAAAGGTCGGAATGCGGAAGTGACAGTGCCATTTGCGCTTCACGATTTAGAAAGATTAGCCGCAGCAATGCCGAATAGCCGACTCGTGAAAGATAGCACGGACCCGGTGAAGATGAAATTAGTCGTTTCCGGTAAAGCAGGCTTCGATATGTTAGCAGCGGCTAAAAAGCTCGTTATCAAACCGACGGCTACAGGCACAACACCAAACGACTATATTACGATCCCACTTGCGGGCGCTATGTCAGATCCGGAATACACGTACAACTCAGACGATGAGCGTATCGCGAATCTAACGTTCAAAGCATATCCGGATACGGACAACGACGGCGACCTATTTATCATGGGCGACGAAACAGCGGAATAATAACAAAAGGCATCGCTTAGCGGCGGTGTCTTTTTATTTTGAAAGGAGGTTACGCAATGAGCTTATTTGGTATCGGAGGTACGAAAAAGGTATCAAACGAACTTACACTCGGCGACAAAACGGTTCAAGTACCGAAGCTAACGCCGGTCAAATGGAAGGAACTATTCGAAGTAGTCGATCGCTTGCCGCATTTATTCTTTACGGTTTTAAGCACAAACGGTCAGGACGATTTTGCAGCTACCTTAGTTGCGGCTATTAATCTAGCGATGGATGAAGTCGTAAAGATTGTCGCAGTCCTTTCCGGCCTGGACAAAGACTACGTGCATGAAAACGTCGGTACTGACGAGATTGTCGAGTTTTTAATCGCGGTCGTTGAAAAGAATCGTCTGCAATCCGTAGCAAAAAACCTGAAAAGCCTTCTTCCGAAAGTAGCGGAGTAAGACGAACGGATGAAGGCGAGTACACAATCGATGACTACTTAATAGATGCGGCGGTTCTGCTCGGCGTCACGCAGCGGCAGATAGAAAACGATTATTACATGGTTGATATTCCGAAAATCTTACGCTCCAAAACGAAGGCTAATGCGATAGATCGTCTGTCGATGATTTCGTTGCTTGTCGGTTCTGAGGGACGCGTCATGGACGACCGCGAATACCAACGTCTCGTAAAAGACTTACGGAAACAGGCCGGCTATGTTGAGCGCGAAGAATTTGACCGTGAAAAGTTCGAGCAATTGCGGAACTTCTTTAAATAACGGAGGAAAGGAGGAAATCTATTGGCGGGTGTATCAGTAGGCGAAATCACAGCGACGCTGACGCTACAATCGAATCAATTTACGGCCGGCGTAGCGCAAGCCCAGGCGCAGATGCAGCAGATGGGCAATTCGGCCAAGTCGCTAAGCTCGCAAATGGGCCTCGTACAGAAAGCGGCCTTGGCGGTCGGCGGCGCAGTCGTAGTCGGCATCGGAGCCTCAGCGAAAGCGGCGGCGAACTTCGAGCAGCAAATGAGCGCCGTCAAAGCGGTATCAGGCGCCACGGCGGGCGAGATGAAAACGTTGACCGATCTCGCAATCAAGCTAGGTGAATCGACGTCGTTCAGTGCGACCGAAACGGCGCAGGCGACCGAAGAACTTGTAAAGGCCGGCGTAACGACTAAGGATATCATAAACGGCGGCTTAGCAGGCGCGCTCGATCTAGCAGCGGCGGGCAATTTAAATCTTGCGGATGCGGCCGAGATTGCCAGTACGGCACTTAACGCTTTCAAGGCCGACAGCTTATCGGTATCTGAAGCGGCCGACATACTCGCAGGCGCAGCCAACGCCTCAGCGACGGACGTAGGCGAAATGAAGTTCGGCTTGGCGCAGGTATCAGCAGTCGCGTCTGGAATCGGAATGTCGTTTAAAGACACTGCGACGGCACTTGCGGTTTTCGCGCAGAACGGAATTAAAGGTTCAGACGCCGGTACGTCTCTTAAAACGATGCTATCGCGGCTAGAACCGCAGACGAAGCAGCAACACGAAGAAATGATGGAACTCGGTCTCATAACGGCAGACGGGACTAATAAGTTCTTCGACCAAGCCGGCTCTTTAAAAGACCTGGCGACTATCTCCGGCATTCTACAGAACGCGTTCAAAGGCCTATCGGATCAGCAGCGGCAGTCTTCGCTTCAGACGTTATTCGGTTCGGATGCGGTCCGTGCTGGAACGGTGTTTTATAAAGAAGGCGCAAAAGGCGTTGAGGATATGGCGGCGGCCATGTCGAAGGTAACGGCGGCTGAAGTAGCGAAAGTAAAGCTCGATAACTTCCTCGGATCAGTCGAAGAATTCAGCGGCGCAGTCGAGACGCTGGGTATTAAGCTCGGAAACGAGTTCTTACCGCACCTACGGAAGATAGTCGACATTGGAGCCGATTTAGTTCGGGCGTTCAGTTCGCTTAACCCTAGCGTAGTAGCGACGGGCGTCGCAATGGTCGGTACGTCGGCCGGAATCGCCCTTACGGCTTCTTCTGCGATAAAGCTTGGCTTTGCGTTGCGCGGTCTATTCGCCGCAATGGGACCGGCTGGCTGGATCATAACGGGACTATCGATACTCGGCGGCTTGTTAGTCGGCGTTTCCGCGGGCTACAAGGCGCTAAATACCGTTAACTTAGAAGCGGCGACCGCGAAACAAAAAGAAGTCGAAGGCATTAACAAAACGATTAAAGGCTACGACGACCTCAAAGCGCGCATCCAACTAAGTAATGACGAACTATTGCGATATCTCGACATTACAGACGAATTAGCCAACGAAAAAGACTCGAAAGCGATCAAGAAGCTAAACGCGGAACAAGAAGAACTTCGTAAAAAGTCCGGTCTGACGAACGCCGAGTTCGACGAGTTCTTGCGGCTAAACGATCAGATCATAAAGAAATCACCGGAAACAGAAGCGGCTTTTTCCGCGCAGGGTAACGCAATCGCAAAGAATACCGAAGCAATGAAACGGTTGAGTGCGGAAAAAGCGGAAGAGCTACGTTTGGAACTCGAAAAGCAAAAGACGATTGCCGAACGGAACATGGAAGGCAATCTAGCGAAAGAGGCGCAGTTAAAGAAAGATATTAATGAAGCGGCGGCTCAGCGCGTCGAGAAAGAAAAGGCCGTTACTGAACAACTAGCGAGAGTTAGAGATATTGAATCGAGAATTGCGGAGGCAAAAAGAAACGGGAACGAGGCTCAAGCGCAGTCGCACGAAGTCACCCTGAATACGGAGAAGCTGCGCCTGGAGCAGATGCGTAATGAATTGATTAAAAGTACGGAGCTTCTACAGAGTAAAAAAGCGAATCTTGCGGAGGTCCAAAAAGAACTAGCTAAACTCGGTCAGGTTAATCAAAAACTAATCGACCTAGAACTCCGCCAAGTCGGGTTAAAAGCAAAACGCGAGCAAGCGGTTAGCGTTATCGATAAAGAAATCGCAAAACAAGAAGCGGCGAAGCAGAAGCTAATAAGTACGACTTCAGCAGGGCAGAAGAAAAGCGAAGAGTATAAACGAGCCGTTAATAATATCAACGAAGAAATCGCAAAGCTTGAAGCTGCTCGTGCTAAAGTCGCTGAAATCACCGGCGAAGCTCGTAATATGAACGAAGAACTTGCGAAAGACATCTCGAAGCAGATCACGCTAAATAAAACTGAATTTGTTACGGTTCAAAACAGAAGCGGCGGCAAAGACGTCGGCGTTCATAGTGGAGGCGGCCACGCAGTCGGCGAATATCACGTCGGAGGCATCGTTGGTAAACCGGCAGGCAAGCTACATTCCGGCGGTCTAGCGTCTAAGTTCGGCAATCCCATGAGCCGCGAAGTTGATATCCGCGCGTTAAGAAACGAAATGGTCTTGACGGAAGCGCAGCAAGCGAATTTATTCCGCATGATCGACGCCGGACATACGGCTCGTGTTGCGTCAGCAGGCGGCTATAGTCCGCAAATGCAATCGGATCTATTAGCGATCAGAACTGCGATCGAAGCGAGCAAAGGTGCGACTGTCATCATGGATTCGGAAGTAGTCGGGCGCCTAGTCGAACCGCACGTAAGCAGACGGCAGATGGACGAAATAGATCGAAGCAGCTATTAGGGAGGAGGTGAGCGGTTGAGCAACGCTAGTTTTATCAAAGCGATAGCGCCGGATGCGCAGAAAATATACCGGAATTACAACATACTCGCGTCGCTTATCATTGCGCAGGGGTGCTTGGAGTCCGGCTACGGTAATTCAGGCCTGGCAACGAAAGGGAAGAACCTATTCGGCGTCAAAGGGTCGTACAAAGGCGAGTCAATTCGGATGCTTACGTGGGAGGTATATAACGGCCGTAACGTTCAGGTCTACGCCGACTTTCGTAAATATCCGTCATGGTACGAGTCGATGCAAGACCTCGCGAAGTTATATATTAACGGAACGAGTTGGGACCCGAATCACTACAAAGCAGTCGTCGGTCAAACGAACTATAGAAAAGCAACGAAGGCGCTCGTAAATGCCGGATATGCAACGGACCCAGCGTATGCGACGAAACTGAACAACATCATCGCGACGCATAACCTGACGAAATACGACACGAAGAAGACTACGGATACTAGTACCGACGTTGATAAGCCAGCGCAGCCAAAGCCGGAACCGTCCGTTGTTGATATGGACGAAAACTTTAATGAAGATGCGTTCTCGCCGGATATTGTTTTCGGGCGATCTTCAGCGATTCCACGTTCGGACGCAAACTTCCGAATACAGTATCGCAATGGAACGATTATTGATATGGCGAGGGATCTGTCGGTTCTAGTTCGAAGCTTGGTCGTTTCGGCGCCGTCCCCGAATATCACTTACGAAAACATACCGGGTAAAAACGGTTCTTATCGCACGGGCAAAGATTTCGGAAATCGCCGGATCACAGCCGAATGTACAATGTACGCCGAAGACGCGGCCGACTTCTACTTGCTACGCGACGAAATATATAACGCTCTCTACCAAGAATCCGAGTTTTATCTAGTCGCGGAAGGCAACCCGAAAAAACGTTGGCGAGTGGAGCTGAGCGATTCTTTTGATCCGGAAAGAAGCGGAAGCGTGGCCGATTTTTCGCTAACGTTCGAAAGTGCATCTCCTTATTGCGAATCGGTCGGAACGACGCAGGACCCGTTCACATTTGACGCGAGTCTTTGGCAGTTCGGAGAAAGCTTAGAAGATACTATTCCGGTCTATAAACACACGTCAAAAAGCTTCCGTATTTACAACGCGGGGGCTATTCGTATTGATCCGTTAGAGCTACCATTTGTCATTTCGTACAAGGGGGCTTCGTCTAAGTTAAAGATCACGAACAAAACGACAGGCGACGAGTGGCAGTATGTAGGAGATTCGACGGCTAAAGAGACGATCATACTAGACGGCGTCAAAGCTCGCAAAGAAGGCGTGAGTATTTTCGGAGACACAAACCGACAGACGATTCGGCTCGAGTCGGGATGGAACGAATTTATAATATCGGGAACGAGCGGGTCCTTCGAAATCAAATTCGATTTCCGATTCTATTATTTCTAGGAGGTGGCGCGATGGAGCTACTTATAAAAACGGTAAGAGGCGAATTCGAGGCGCTTACCGACTACGATTGTACGGTTCGGGAAACGGTCGAGAATGAAAAGTCGCTCGATGTGTCGGTTTTAAGTACGAGAAACAACGACCACTCATTCGGGTTGATCGAGAACGAAAATATACTCATTTGCGACGGAGAAGAATACGTCATCAAAAAGACGCGTCCAGTCACGGTAAATGAAACGATAAGGGTCGAGGCATCCGGCGTCTATAAGCCGTTAATCGACCTCGCAGACAACTACGTTTATAGCAAAAGCGGAAAGAAGCGGAAAATGACCATTGACGACATGGTTGCGATCGCACTCGAAGGATCGGGCTACACATTCGACATATCACCGGAAGGACTGGACGCTACGTTCGAACTCGAAGATTTCGGCGACGGTTTCTCTAACGATTTACTGCGAGATATTCTCGATAAGTACAAAGCGGAATACACCTTCGACGGCAAAACGGTTGTCATTGCGAAGGAGTTGGCTCGCGATACCGATTATCAGATTCGTTATAAATTCAATTCCCGAGACGAATCGGTTGAGATCGATACGAGTTCGCTTAAGACGTATATCCGCGGCTATGGAAAACAGAACGACAAAACGAAAGCGTACGCTGTAGAGCTCGAATACACGAGCCCATTGGCGGAAATTTACGGGATAAAGCACGCGGCACCTATTCGTGACGATGCGTATACTTCGGCTAATGCTGACGAGTTAGAAATCCGTTTGCAAGAGGAACTGACAGATACGATCGAGCTATCACTAACGTTGACATATACAGAGCTTCGTCATTTCGGAGTCCAAGATATACGTAAAGGCGACTACGTATGGTGCATGATCGATCCATTCGGAATCAACAAACGGATTAAAGTTGTCGGAGTCGAGCGGTATTCCGATCCGACTAAGTCGCCGGTTTATACTTTCGGAAAGCTGAAGCGTGATATTAAAACGGATATGAAAGGTTTCCGTAAGACGGAGAAACGCGTATCTAAACTGTTCGATGCAGCCGGAAAGGTAAAAGGAACGACTATCGGAGCCGGAATACGTATCGGAAGCGACGCCAACTTTGACGACGGCTATGACCCGACAACTATTCCGAAGTACGGGCCGGCGACTGCGGTTTCTGACGGCTTAATGACGTCGGGCGATTTTCAGAAGCTACAAAGCATCGTCGTTGGTCCGGATGGTAAGCCGCAAGTAGACATGGCAAGCGCATCAAAAGCCGGCCTAATGTCGTCAGCAGATTTCATAAAACTATCGAAGGTCATCGTCAGTTCTTCGGGGGCCAACGTTGACCTAAACAAACTCGTAACGGACCTAACGGCGCTAACTGCGAGAGTGGCCGCGTTAGAATCAAAATAAAGGAGGCACTAAATGGCTAACGTATTTTTAAAGCGAATAGCGTCGGCGTGGGATCGTATTGCGCGTAATAACCTAAACGATAACTTTTCGAACATCGAGCAAGGTTTTACGAAGGTCACGGCTGAGCTAAACGCCCACAAAAACGCATCGCCCGCACACAAGTCCGAGCAAATTCAGCACGGGCTTTTTACTGCTGCCAATCGCCTAGATAACTTGAACGCACGCTTTGCGAACCTCGTCGTTAATCACGATGGCGAAGACGTCAAAGAAGTCGTTGACTTGCGGGTAGCTCTCGACGCATCTACGCATCCGACGGCGAAAGATCGTTTCGATTACGACTTCGCTAAGCTAATGAAGAAAATCGAAGACATGGCCGTATTTGTTTCGCTGCGTCCGTACTTAGAGAAATACGGAAACTTTGACGACGCAATGCAAGCGGCACTGGACCTGTCGAAATCAACGCCTATTACACTTGTCGTTCCGCCTGGAAACTATACGCAGACTCGAACGCTTCGTATTTTCAGAAACACTCGGCTGATCGTTCAAGGAGGCGCAGTTATCAAACGGAATTTCGTTGGCTCAATGCTGGTCAACGGACTTGAAACGGATAATTTTAGCGGCTACAACGGACATGGAAATATCGTGATTGAGGGCGACGGGACCTTCGATAGCAACGGAACCGTCATCAAGCAGCAATGCTCCGTCTTCGGGTTCGCACATGCGGACGGAATCATCATTCGCGATATTACCGTATTGGACGTCGTAGGTGGGCATGCATTTGACTGCGCAGGCAACCAAAACGTCTTGATAGAAAACGTTAAATTTAAAGGATACGCTGACTACGTAGGCGACCGTTGGTTCTCGGCAGCCATTCAGATCGACTTAATGCGTTCTTCTGCAAACTTCGGCGCTTTCGGTTCGTACGATCAAACCGTCACAAGAAACATCGTCATTCGCGGAAACTATTTCGGAAAATCAAACAACCTCGGTGGTTGGGCGCGTGCGGTCGATTCACATACGAGTACGGACGGCGTTTGGTATTCGGTCATCCGCATCTTAGACAACGTCATCGAAGACACGACTGAATACGCGATCAGCGGGAACAAATGGTACGATACGCGAATCAGCGGAAACAAAATAAATAACTGCGCTTCGGGAATCCGTATTCTTTTGCCGTCTGTGTCGTCTCAATATACGCAAGATGCAAACGGAAATCCGACGGGGCGCGTCAATAAAACGAAGCATCACATTATCACCGAAAATACGATTACGAACATCACGAAGAACCACGCGATTCAAGTATACGGACGGAAAGATTATCAGACGATCGACGACGTAGTTATCTCCGGAAACATAATTGACGGGGTTGTTGAGCGACATGGCATCCACATCTCCGACGTCTACAACTATACGATCGGAAATAACGTAGTCGATAACGTAGGACACCATGGTATTTTGATAACACGTAGCACATACGGCTCAGCTACTGCAAATACGCTACGAGGCATTAAAGGTAACGGAATCCGTATCGAAGAGGGCTTGTGTAATAACGTAACGGTCGCAAATAACATTCTGAAAGACGTTGGCTTTTCCGGTATCTCCGTATCAGGGGAATCGCGAAGAGTACGCGTCTTTTTTAATACGCTCGTAGATGTCGGAACGAGGGCGACTGAAAGCGACGGTTATGACGGAATCATTTTCTTATCCGGCGTAGCTCGGTCCATGTGCGCGTTTAACGATATTACTGGACTTGGTATGCGTCACGGTATTTATCTAACGAATACTTGCTCGCAGATATCCACGTACGGAAACTATGTAAAAGGTGCGGGCTTTGACGACAGTTACAACGACAACAGTATCGACCCGATCACTTCGACTGCGAACGTTATTTAAAGGGAGGAAAACGGATGTTAGCAAAAGATGGCGCTTTGTCTTTCGACGTCAATGCGCAAACAAAGCGGCCTATCAATGCCGCCATACAATTCAGCACGCAGGATATAAACACGGCGCGCCTGTCCTTTAAACTCACGAAAGACGGCGTACCGTTGCCGTTGTCTGCGGTCGTAGGTAAATTAGTCCTTTCGATGGCGGATGGGAGCCGTTTTATTCGAGCAATTACACTAGTTAATAAGCCGGAAGGTCTCGCCGAATACGTTTTAGGTGCGGACGAAATTCGTCATTACGGCACAGTAAAAGCCGAGCTTATTTTGTATTACACGAACGGTCAGGCTCTTTCTATTCATAAATTCGGCTTCAGCATCGAGCAGTCACTTATCGACCAAGACATCGTCCCTGTAGCGGAATATTACATCGACGACTTTGAAACGCTGCGCGGTCAAATTAATGATCTTTACGACGACGTTGTTGCAACCGTTGCGGAAATCGAAGCGAAGTTCGAAGACCTGGATAACGTTGAAACGAAGGCTGGCGCGCAGGAAAAGGTCGATGCGCATGCAGAAAACACAGATGTACACGTAACGCCTCAGAAGAAAGCGGAGTGGGACGCCAAGGAGACGACGGCCGGCGCCCAAGCGAAAGTAACCGCACACGCAAATGATGCAGTAAAGCACGTAACTAGCGAAGAGCGGTCGACATGGAACTCGAAGGAGACTACGTCAGGTGCGCAGCAGAAGGTCGATCTTCACGCGAACAATCTAGATTTGCACGTTACCGCGGACGATAAGACGAAGTGGAATGCGGGGCAGCTCCGGAAGCTAACGGCTGATACGGGTTCTTTCAAACTTAACCTAGCTGGCAAGGACTTATATACGGATTTACTAACGGCCCGTACGGCAACTTTCTACGGAAATAGTACGTCAGCAAACGGACCTAGCTCGGCTTCGCTACGTGGATTTCAGATTGCGGAGGATAATGTTGGCGAAGTACTGGCGATGGGTAACGACGGATCTACTTGGCGCAATACCTTCGGTTCAGGCACTTTCCGTGGATGGAGACGGCTTTTAGATACGAAAGACACCGTCGTTGTTTGGGAAACGCCGTCGTTAGGCAATGGGTGGAAGCAATACGTATCACCGGACGGATTTCCGCACACGTTGCGCTACACAAAAGACGCATTCGGAATCGTTGAGATTATCGGCTCAATCGCAGGTGGGGCGCTGGGTAATAACGTCGCGGCGTTCACATTGTTGCCGGATTATTTCCCGATCCAATCAATGCATTTTATCGGAGTAGCTTCGAGTGTAGGAACGACAAACGTACCGCAGTACCACCGTACGTACATCGGAACAGACGGTAAGGTTTGTATTCAATCGTGTTCTAACACGGCTAATCCGAACGAGTTTATAACGTTTGGCTTCCGTTTTAGGGCGGCGAAAGTATAGGAGGTGCTTTAATGATCCGCGTATATAAATACGATGAAAATTATGTATGGCAAGCAGCCGGAGAAATACTCGTTGATACAGAGAATGGTGAAGAAATTCCGGAAGGATACACGCCAGTCAAACCACAAGACGGTCTGTTTATCGCGACATTCGATCCGGAGAAAGAAGAGTGGTTCGAGGGTGCAACGCAAGAGTACATCGACAGTCTGTTTCCGGAAGCTGCGCCTACTGAACTCGAACTCGTTCGCCAGCAACAAGCGGAATTGGTTTTCACGTTAATGATGAAGGGAGTGATTTAATGAACTGGTTCGCGATCATCAAGAAGTTTTATGCAGACGGAGATTGGACGAAGGAACAAGTCGCGGCGGCGGTCGTCATGAAGAAAATTACGTCGGAACAATACGAAGAAATTACGGGCGAGCCTTACGTAGAAGCGTAGGCTTTTTATTTTGCACTTAAGGAGGATTTGCGGTGACTCAACCGACTACGCACGAACTTAATGAAAAGATCGCGAAGATACAGGTCGACATCGCCACCATCATCGCAACACAACAACATCAGACGCGCATCTTCGAGGAGTTCCGAGAAATGGCGGCAACGGCGCTATCTAGGGCGGACACGGCTGACGACAAGGCGAACGAAGCCCTGCGTATTGCTCAAACGGCCCGAGACGATCTACGAGAATACCGCGACCAGGTTAAAGGTGACCGACGTTGGCTTATCGGGATTGCGGTTCCGGTAATGCTGGCGTTGGTGCCGGTCCTGTTCCGTTATTACTTCTAAATAAAACGAAAAGGGAGACGATTATATGACGATTAAAGTGACACAGGATCTAGTATCTCCGAGTAAATACGGTATTAAATGTCCGAATACAATGGATGCAAAGTATATCACGTTCCACAATACTGCGAATGATGCATCGGCCAAAAATGAGATTTCGTATATGAACGGTAACAGCAATCAGGTCTCGTTCCACTTCGCAGTAGATGACGTAGAAGTGCGTCAAGGAATTCCGGTTAATAGAAACGCTTGGCACTGCGGAGATGGGGGCGGCGCTAATAGTGGAAACAGAACGTCAATTGGCGTCGAGGTTTGTTATTCAGAGTCCGGCGGCGAGCGGTACAAAAAAGCGGAAGCACTAGCGATTAAGTTCATTGCGCAGCTTCTAAAAGAACGCGGCTGGGGCGTCGATCGCGTTAAAAAGCATGAAGATTGGAGCGGAAAGCATTGCCCACACCGTGTACTCGATGAAGGTCGTTGGGGCGCAGTTAAAGCGGCAATTGCGAAGGAACTCGCTGCTCTAAACGGAAGTAAGGCGCCTGCTAAAACGGGGACAGCGACTAAGCCGGTGAAAACGTCTAAACCAAAGGCGCCTAGTAAAACGACGTCTAAAAAACTAAAGGTACCGACTGGCGTTATCCGACAAGGTGCTCGCGGAACGGCCGTCACGCAACTTCAGAACGCACTAGCATCCGTTTATTTCTATCCGGACAAAGGGGCGAAGAATAACGGCATCGACGGTATTTACGGTCCGAAAACGGCAAGCGCAGTCAAGCGATTCCAATCGACGCAGTCCGGCATTGCAAACGACGGCATCTACGGACCAGCAACACGTACCAAATTAGTGGCGGCACTAAAGAAAGCGGGGTATAGCATATGAAGACGAATATTAGCGCAGGAACGGTGAGTCGATTTATTTTGCTTGCGTTGGCACTCGTAAACAGCGGGCTGACGATGTTTGGCATACAGACGATTCCGGTAGACGAAGCGGCAGTGTCCGATTTTATTGCGTTGCTGTTTCTCGGGGCAACTTCGCTATTAGCGTACTGGAAGGATAATGACGTGTCTAAGAAGGCGCGCGAAAGAAAAGCTTTGGATGAAGTCGGCAAGAAATAAGCGGAACTTTCGGCGGTTGCTTACGTATAAAAACGTAGGTAGCCGTCTTACATAACAATAACGTATAATTGAACGGAGGGAGGAGATCGGATGGTAAACGTATTAACATATAGAATAATGATGATTCTCGGAATTTTAATCGCAGTCGGAGGTTGTATCGGGGCTTTCGTTTTATACGACCAAGCTATCGTTGATGGGGCGGCTGTGGGTAAGAAACTTATTTCGACGATGGATGACACTACATTGGCTGACTTCGCAAAAGAAACGTATGAGACTTCGAAGGCTAAAGCCGATCAAATGTGGTTGAGCGTAATTGTGAGCGGAGTTGGCGGCTTATTTTTAGGTGCTATTTTATTCGCCATTGCGGTCATCCTCCGAGTGATTGTACGTAGAGATATAGCGGTAAGTAAATAATATCGGAAAGCCCCGTCCCTAGCCGGATGGGGCGTTTTTTACGTTTAGTATATCCGCAAACTTAACGAAATTAGTATCGCCTCGATTATCCTTCACACGAAATTCCTTCCGTAGATGGTCTACGTATGTAACGCGTCCACTTACTTCGCGAACAAAGCCGTCATCGTATAGCTCGAAAAACAGCGGCAAATCTTCGCTCATTGCCGAAGAAATAACGAACTCAAATTCGGCGAATTGTTCTTCGCTTAATACCGGCCGTTCTATCTTCTGCTTCGCGAGGCGTAATTGACGCAAAGCTTCGTTGTGCTCCGGCAAAATGAACTTCATCTTCCAGCGGTTCTGATCCTTCCGTTCGTCCCACATCGGCGACACCTCCGGTTAAATTATAACCGAATGTGTGTTCGTTTATCAATCGTTACTTTTATAAGCATTATTCATAGCTTCTCGCAATTCTTCATCGACGGAAGGAGCCTCGTTATCAATTTTGAAGAACAGCTTCTCTAGTAGATTTTCTAATTGTTCTATATTCGTGCGTAAATAGCCGTCATTTCTGTTTTTGGTTAATTCGTAAATTCGTTCACTCTTCAAGTCGTTGAGTTTATTTTTGATTTCAGTTAGTTCCCTAGAATAACGTTTACTTACAGTCTTTCCATCCATGCGTTTTCCTCCTTAGATTTACGTTCATCTTACCTCAAACAATTTATTCATATCACGTATTTCTAACACCTCGCATATCTTTCCGATGTGTGTTCGATTAACTGTTGTTCTTTGTTGTTGCGATATCTCACTGATAACATTCGGGCGCAATCCTGCTCTTTCTGCGAGTTCTTTTTTAGTCATGCCGATTTCTGCAAGAAGATCGTCTAACTTTACGTATAACTCCATCGAATTACCTCCGTTTCTATAGATTTAGTATATCGGAATATCGCTATCATGTAAATAAAAATATTGACATATCGATATTTATATCGTTAATATTAAAATAACGATATAGCGATATGGAGGTATCGATATGCATTACTTAGCGGAACACCAAACGTTCTCATCAACGCAGGCTCTAAATACGGCCGTCTACGAACACATCAAACGAAATTCATACGACCTATCCGACACAGCGCGGACCGCACTTAAACAGATCGCACGCTATGCGGTTAAGTTCGCAGGCGCAGCGCATCTCAAAGCGGAGACCTTAGCGGACCTGATCGGTAAATCCGTCAAGACGGCGCGCCGTGTTCTTAATCAATTGGCTGCGCTGAACATCGTCAAAAAGATCGCAACGACTCGTAAAATCAACGGGGGCAAGGGCGCCAACATAATCGTCATCTTGCCGTTAGCTGCGAATGACCAGTCGACAATGTCCACTCGACCAGCGACGGAAAACGCCGATGTGCCAACGGTTGAGACGGTCAAAATCGAAAATGAACCATCGGATTCTATTAATCACTTAAATCAAAAGCACGTTAAAGATACGGCTGCGGTGCCGGCTGAAGCGCTGAAAAACTCGTTGCCAACGGAAATCTACAACGCTATGAGTCGATACTTTGACGCAGCAGAAATCTATAAATATTACGGCTTGTTATTGCGTGCTAAGGCTTCCGTAGATCCTTCGCTAATGATCGAGCATGATCCGGAGCCTTTCGTAGATGCGTGGCATAAGACGATACTCAAAGCGAAATTGAACGAAATTAGCCGTTTTGATGACTACGTGTATATTTCGTTCCAACGTGCAGCAAGCGAGGCAAAACGTAGGAAAATGCGTGGTAAATTAGAGGCGTTCGAAGCGTTTCTTGAAGCGGAATAATTCGGGTGGGTATCGCATGAAATACTTGCAGAATAGCGCTCCTATCGTCTATAATACGAAGTATCGAAGTGAAACCGTTTGACTTACCGACTGACTTAACGTCTATATACCAACGTTTGACTTACCGACTGACTTACCGGAGACTTATCGTATACCTTGACAGGGTAGAGGTCGCTGGTTCGAGCCCAGTCGGAATCATCGTTGAAACCCTTGCGTAGCAAGGGTTTTTTGTTTTTTGGGCTACGAATATTTGTTCTGTTTCTTTTGATTGGGGGACGAACTTTATTCACCAGATGGTTGATTTGAACGAAATTGAAAATGGTTTTTTAAAAAGATGCAATATCACATTGAAAAAACAAGAGATGAAGATGATCTTTATGAAGTAGCTTCTACGATTAACAACGTTCTCTTATTGAATCCCAATATGCCAATCAACGATAAAATTAATGGAAATCTAAATCAAATTGCTAAATTTTTAGAAAAAAATAAAGATCCACTTATAGTAAATCTCGGAGAACATATTGCTATGAAAACAAGTTTCCTTTAGTAAGCTTGGGCACAAAAAACAGGCCATACTAGTGGAAGATTTATTTGGAGTATCATCAAATAATAAAAGGCATACCAGAGAGGCGAATTCGTCTCTCTTTTTTTGTTCTTTTTTGCGGTTTCTTTTCGGTGTGGAATATTCAAACGGATGATAATATATGTAATTATAGGGAAAATAAAGGAATGGATAGGGGGAGGTTTGTTTGGGAGAAAAAGTAGCAAGCCCATTTGTTGCTAAAATGATCGGTGATTGGTACGGATATATCAAGAAACAGGACATTCTAAAGGCTGAAAATAAGAGAAAAGAGATCGTAATAGCCTTTGAAAATATGGAAGAAGATCAAAATGTCTTATTATACTTTAACTTGATTGATTCCAGATACAAAATGTTGGCACAGGAGTTTGAGGGATCAAAAGATATATTGAAGCAAATAGACATTGAAGAGAAGCAGAAAACGGATGACATGATTCAGTATTATTATTTCTTCTTCAATGGCATGTATGAGTTTTATAAAAAGCGCTTTTCAGACGCTATCAACTATTATCATATTGCAGAGACCCGACTTCGAAACGTTCCTGACGATTTAGAACGTGCTGAATTTAATTATCAGCTTTCGATTGCATACTACGAAATCGCACAAAATCATTTCTCCATTAACCACGCCAAAAAAGCTTTAGAAAGCTTTAAATCAGCAGATTTACAAGAGAGTCGGGTTGCTACTACTCTAATGGTAATCGCATCAAATAAGATGGATTTAAACCAATTTGTACAAGCTGAATCCACCTTTAAGGATGCTATTAATTTAGCAGCAGAATCTAAAGTTGATTTGCCACAAGCGCTAGGGTATTTCAATCTTGGGATATGTTATGAGCGTCAAGGAAAGCTTCAGCAAGCTTTAGAATGTTTACAAAATGTCTTTTCGGTTGAATTAAAAAAGCCACACAAACCACTGTATATGAGAACAAATTACATGTTAGCGCGTGTACTCTTCCAGTTAGATAAAAAAGCTGAAGGGCTGGATGCACACAACGAGTCACTCATGTTAGCGAATGAATTAGCTGACAATGCGTATATTGCTAAGTTAAATATCATACATTTAATATATGTAACAGATGATGAAATTCAGCTCGACGCAGCTCTTGATGTACTGAAAAATCAAAAACTTTGGACAGATGCCGCAGAATTGTCAATTATGGCAGCAAGATTTTATAAAAAGCAGGATAATTACAAACTGGCATCAAAATACTTTGATGAAGGTTTGGAATCACAGGCCAAAAAATTGACATGGATGGAGGAGGAAGCTGAATGA